ATGAAGATTTGAAGATCTGCATCGCGAATCTGCTGAAATAAGAAAAACCCCGGAAACACCACATTTAAGGGCGATTCCGGGGAAAAGTTCAAAGCTGTCTAGGGGAGTACCTGTATATATAAATAGGTATAAACTACTGCGAAATATCGCACTTTAAGGCATTTTCAGCACCGAAACCGTACAACAAAGTACAATGTTCTGCCCCCTTTTTGCCCCCTCACATGATACAATATTTACGCCCTAGAGTCAAATGCTCCGGGGCATATTTTTACTCAATCCAAGCCTGAAACTTATCAATGAATCTCTTCTTATCTCCTGCATATCCATCTGCACCGTTAGCTGTCAGAGTATCAATCTGCTCGCTGTAGAAGTTTGGATTGTTCTTAACAGAAACTCTGTAGTGAACCATCTGGTACTCATATCCTTCTGGTGTAATGTAGTACAGTTCGACTGCAAGAATCTCTGATCCATCTCCGAGGATTCCATTTACCTTGTCGTTCAGATCATAGCTGTTGCCGAATGTCAAATATGGAAGCCATCCATTAGCCTGCGTATAGACACGTGCCCGGATACTTCCCTTGCTTACTTTAATGGCAAGCCACTTAATCGAAACATCATCACCTTTTCCAGCCCAGTCGATTTTATTCACCACTGGTGGCCACCATCTGTCTGTGAAAGCCTGATATGTAATATCGACCTGTCCTAAGTCTTTCTTCTCTACCGGCTTAAATGGTGCTGACGGTGTTACTGGTGTAGCACTGCCACCAAACTCCATGTAGCAATAGTTGACATCTACTCTTCCACTGACTCCATCTACCTGTCCATCAGAAGAATACTGCCAAATAGCATACTGACCATTGTAAGTATCTTCCGGGAGATTCTTGTATCTTGCCATCCATTCGATGTATTTACCACGAACACTGCCAAGATAGTTGTTGAACCAACTCAGTGAAGCGTAGATTCCTGGAGTATATCCAGCTGCCTTGAGTCCTTCGCAGACAATCTCACACGCTTTAGGTGCGTATCCATGTGTGCCTGGTTCCTCAACATCAAGGAAAATAGGTAACTGGAAGGTGTGACCTTTAATCAATCTCAAGATATGAGCAAGCTCGCTCTGTGCCTGTCTGTCACAAGTCGCATAGCTATACAGATAGACTCCCACCGGAATTCCAAGTCTTTCACATTCAGCAAGGTTTCTCACCCACTGCTTATCATCCTGTGATGCGATATCATCTCCATATCCACAGCGGAGGATAGCTCCGGCACAACCGGATGCCTTGACTCTTTCCCAGTTGATTACTCCGTTATGGTAGCTAACATCAATGATAAGTTTACTCATACCAGCCACCTTCTTTCAGTTCTGCTTTCTTCTGCTCGATCTCCGCTGCGTGTTCCTCTGCAAATTTTTCCATAGTTTCCAGTGATGTACCCTCATTGTCCGAGATTTCTTTCGCTGAAAGTCCGTAGGCAAAACTCTTGATAATTTCTTTTACTGTCTGCTCTGTCATAATTACTCTTCCTTTCCACTCTGTTTGATTAACTGGTTGACATAGTTACTTAATCCAGCCACTAAGATTCCCTGTACGATTGCGGTAAACAGTGCCATTGCGATATCCTGTCCTGTTCCGAGAGTACAAGTTGCAATCACGTAGATACCGCAGATCACGATTCCAGCAATGCCTAAGATGCTAGGAATATACTTGTCTGCGATAGTCTCAGACTGCTTAATGGCCATGCCGATAAAATACAGTACAACTGCTACCACTACAAGTTCCGGTTTCACATAGTTGATAATTTGCTCCATGATTATTCTCCTTTCTTCTTGAGATGAAGTTCTTCAATTTCGTGCATCATTTTAGTTACCATGCCATTACCACCTAACCGATGGTAGGCTTTGTACATTTCACAGAAATTCTCATAGGCATAAGATGGAATTTCCCCTAACTTCATGTATTTATCATGATATTCAATGAGCTGAACTCTGAGCAACAGCATTGTGCCAGCACTGTTCGCATCACGTACTTCACGTTCTTCCTCGAGTCTTTCATCTCTTGCCTTTGAATCTGCAATTTGTTTCTTTTTCTGTTCCTGTAGCATCCACACGATATAGCCCAACAGGATTGGAAGAGCTATCGTGTATGTCTGCATTAAAATGTCTTTTACATCCACATTGGAGTTCTCCTTTACTTCACTTAGTTCTGATTCAATGTTAATACAGCTAATTATGATATTTATGCAATCTTAAGATAATTGTAATGGATTTTTAGCGGATGATTGTACCCATATTGAAGTCATAGATGAAATAGCAATCTTCAAACATCTGTAGATTCGTTAAATGTGAATGATGTTCGTACTGGGTTTTCTATCATTCGGTGGAATTCTTCGACACTGAATACAACATCTTCAGAAAAGATTACAGAAGCTTCTTGCGGAATAATAATATCATTCAAAGAAAGCGATAATTGGGGAGTGCAGCTATCTATGCAAGCTGGAAATAATAACTTTTGTTATAGAGCTAAATCTGGTACATGGGGCGAATGGAAAAGCTTGATGAAATAGCAATAAAATATGCTCAAAACAGATTTTTTCTTCAGGCATTTATAAAGATTGTAATGATCTTCCTGTTGGCGAATCTGCTATAGCGTTTCGTACAGCTTTGCATAAACCAAAAAACGATGATTCAATATGGTTTATTTTCTGTATGGGTTCACCTTCGGATGGCATTAAGTATCAAGTGGCGATTCAGTATTTATACACTTTGGTTGTAAAAACTAGAATATGGAATTCAACGGATAAAATGTGGAATGATTGGAAATAAAATAGCAATAAACAAAATACTGCTATGCAAATTGAAAACACTTCTAATCTTTGTGAATATATGTTTTCAAACTGTAGCAGAACTGGCATATGTTTTTATTCGATACCAAGCGCAGTAAAAGTTGAAAATGGTTCTCCTGACGGATATGGTGGTTTTGGAATTGCATACAAAAGTACATCTGAAGATTATGGTATGTTTATTGTTTTTTCATATAGTAACGCTGTGTATATGAAAATTAAATCAAAAACATGGGGTGATTGGAAGAAAGTAAATTTTATCGAATGATTATTCTATATAAAATAGCAAGGGCATATCATATGTCTGCAATAAAGAAATCTACGCAGATAAAGATTTAAATGATTTCAAAACTTATGGGAGTTTCTATTGTGCAACATCTACAGTGACAAACACATTGAAGAATAAGCCTTCCGATTTAACGATAGGTTTCCGTATGGATGTTATACAGAAAACACCTGGGCGTGGTTTACAGATTATCTTTTCAAATGAACCTGACACCATTTACATAAGAGGGTTTGTCAACGATACATTGAGATTTGAGAGTTGGAAGAAACTTTCTATCACAAGTTGTTAAAATAGCAATAAAATATGCTCAAAAGAGATTCATTCTTCTAGTATTTATAAAGATTGCAATGATCTCCCTGTTGGAGAATCTGCTATAGCGTTTCGTACAGCTTTGCATAAACCCAAAAACGATGATTCAATATGGTTTATTTTCTGTATGGGTTCACCTTCGGATGGCATTAAGTATCAAGTGGCGATTCAGTATTTATACACTTTGGTTGTAAAAACTAGAACATGGAATTCAACGGATGAAGTGTGGAATGATTGGAAATAAAATAGCAAGAGACTTTTGGATTTATATTTCGGTTCAAAACAAGATCTTCTTACTTATTTGAAGAAAAATACTAGCAAACGATTTTCATTTTACTTTGTTACATCAATTAGTACTGAAATGTTCGGGATTGGAACTAGCACAAAGGGAATGTGTTGTCCTGTAGAAACTTCATTATCCACAACTGGATATGTATATGATTTCTTTGTTTTTGGCAGTGACGCTGCCTGCATAGCAAGATATAATCCATCTACAAATGTATGCGCTGTGAGAAAATTTAAAACCGATACCGTGAACAATATAGACATTCAGTAAATAGCAAGAAGATAACATTTAAAGACGTGCGAGTTACCACACAAAAAAATGAATTTGTTGTCTTTGCATCAACATCAGAATTTCCATTAGCTATTCCAGTAATAGTAAATCATAGTAAGACAAGAAATGCAATCGACATTGTATCAAAAGATTCAACCGATTGGATTGTATACAGTAATTACGAGCAGGATCTTGTAATCAGGATGCATATTTTACCTGTCTGAAAGTAACATGATAAGGACATACACCTCCCATTTCATCACCATCACACATTTTTAGAAAACATCATTTTTGCATATCGGAAAACACAGACTTCTCATAAAAAATGGCATAGCAAACAAGCCATCGAGAAATGGCTTTTAAAAAATCAATATTGAATCAAGTCAGCTTACGCTATATATCGTCTAAAAGATGCTTTCACATTAGATTCACTTACAGTGACGTACATCATGGTTGTATCCGGTTTTTGGTGTCCGGCATAGGCTTGGATCTCTTGCAGCGGTATTCCTCTACTTCCAGCATCCGTGAGTAGGGTTCTTCGGAACTTATGCGGATGTGCGTGAACATCTGTCTTTTTACCTAACTTAGACAGCATTGACCATATAGCTTCCTTTCCCATTCGATTATGTGGTTTTCGATTTGATACAAATAACGCTGGATTCATGTCATCCCTTGACATAAGGTACTTCTTGAGATGGTAAGCGCATTCGTCCGTCAGATACACTTTTCTCTCTTTCTTTCCCTTTTCTCCGTAAATGATTACTTCCTTGTTTCCCCAATCGATATCACTACGGTTCAGAGCTGTTACCTCACCGATACGTGCTGCTGTGGAGTACAGGAACTCCATAATTGCCACATCTCTCTGACTCTTAGCATTGCAACGTAGATGCTCCCTCTCTGCAGAGGTAAACGGCTTTTTGATGCGCTGTGGCACTTTCATGTGCTTGATGCGTCTCATTGGATTTTTGCTTATGAATCCCTCGTCAGAGAGCCATCCAAAGAATGATGAAAAGTATCTTCTAAGTGTGTCCATGTACGAGATAGACACTTTCCTTGTCTCCTGATACATAGCAAGGTAGTAGCGGATATCGTTTGTGGTTATATCCTCAAATCTCTTGTTGAGATAGTTGACGAGTTTCGTCACGCAATCCACATAGCGGTCAATCGTACCTTGTGAGCAGTTCTCCAAGCGTTTACTTGCAATGAACAATTTGAGAATCTTATCCCAGTGAGATTGACTTGTTACCAATGAGGTACATTCCTCTTGAAGTTTGACTCCGTGGAACGAAATATACAGCACATTCTCCAATTTGTGCATCTGTTCATCAGTCAACTCCTCTTGCATCATGTTTACAACATTTTTGATTATCATATTAATGTCTTTTTCCATAAAAAACACCCCTTTCTAGCCAATTATGACTCAAAAAGAGGTGAAATTAAATGCTTTATTTCGGTTCATGAAATGGGAGATTGCCGAAAAAATTATCCTTCATCTGAAATCAAGAATATAATGCAATTACCACTCATATCAGTAGGAAAATTATTATTTTGATATTCCAGTTTATACGACCCTGATTCCATATTTCCTGTTGCTGCTGGTTCTGTAATCATGTTCTGTGTGTGCTGAGATATAACTGTTTCGTTCCAAGATGTAAGAGACAATCTTAAGTGCCTTCCATTATTTGAAAGCACTGTTTTGAACAATACAAGACCATGTAAGCCTTTGAGTTGACTTATTGAAAATGTCATTGTTTTTGTCGAAGCATCGTATACACCTTGAACTTCAAATCGGCGGATACGGTTGCTATTTTATGATTCTGTGATAGTGATACTTGGATCGTCACTTATAAAAAAGAATGACGACCAAGCTCTTAATGGTATAGTTATTGTATTGCCTGATTTTGAAGGTTGTGTATATTCGGATGATCCAATGCTTATCTGCTTAATGCCAGAGTTCCCTCCAACAGCATATACATTCGTGTATCGATTTAAGTCTGTAACAAGTAATCCATTAATATGTCCAACAGACGTTAGAGTTAACGTTTTTTCACCAGCTTCTGTCGAATAGTAATAATAATAAATACCATTCGATCTTAATATAGTTTTGCTATTTTATTCTTCTTTAACGATTGCATTTTTTATGTTTTTACAATAGATAATGATAACAGCATTAACAAACAGTGGAAAATTTGAAAACTTTACATTTTGTATAGAATCATTATTGTTGCACTCTATAGTGACATCCCCTGTTTTTAATGTATTATCTATCGTTCCAATAGTACCTGTTAAAAATACTGAAGTTCCGAATAACACGAATGGAGCATATGTTATGCTGTCATATCCATCTTTATTTACAGAAATAGTTACAGACTTTATATTTGCTCCGGAAGTTCTATATATCAATAAATTATTAAAGACTTGATTGCTATTTTATGATGAGTCTATATAGTAATAATTTTAAGCTTTCCACCATATATCGAAGTTTTTATTGTTAAAACAAATTCATTGCAGGATATCGATTCGATTTTATACCCATCGTCTACTTGGTTTTTATCGGTTACTATCTGCAATGAACCGTTATCAGTTATAACACATATATAGCAAGATGCACGACTTCCTCTGTCTGCACAAAAAATTACAATCACAAAATCGTTCGCCTTGACTTTAAATGTATGTGTTTGACTTGTTCCTATTGGAAAATACTTGATTGATGATATGCTATTGCTATTTTATAACGCTATGTTTGTTATTCTTTAGCATTAACAATACCACTATGCAAAATTTTTCTCCAACTTGGTTTTGAATTATAACTATCTACAAAAGTTCTTATATATATTACAGAATTATGATCTTCTACCGAATGAGAAATGTACATTTGTATAGAGCTAAATCCAAATTGATTTTTAATTGTAAATAATAATCCATACCCATATATAAATTCGTCAGGCATTCCGATTATTGAACTTGCGTCCTCTGTTGAAACTAAATGGATGTATTGTCCGTACTTTGGAAATAGTGGACTATTATATGTTATGTCACTTTCTGCGTGTATTTCTCCGAATGTTATTGCATTGCTATTTTATTCCTTAATTTCTTTAATCGTTCCGTTCGCTATTGAACCACCCAGTATGCAAGCGTAATGTGTGTATTGAGATTTGAATGTGATTCGCATTGTCAAATTATCTATTTCAATTTTGGCTTGACCGACCGTAGTATTTAACGTTGGCGATACAGGTATGTTATATAGTTGCAAGTCTTGATTGTTTGAGAGTATAAGAACTCCATAAAAAGTGTTTTTTGATTTTACTGTTATTTCCACACCTTTTGTATCAATTCCGCCAATTACTTTTGCACGACCAAAAGTTTTGCTATTTAATTCATTAACTGCCCCGATCAAAGTCTTGTTAGTTGTTCCTAACTTTGCGATAACTGCCGTAGTCATCTTGTCCACAACATAATTCCATACCTTGTCCATCAAAGTACGCTTGTTTGCATTTGCATCCTTGTCAAGAATCATTAACTCATCATTGTCTTTCAGTGCTTCTTTAGTTGTGTACTTTGTCCATTCCATGATTAATTCTCCTTATCCTTGTTTTGAATCTCTTCTACAATGGCATCTGTCTGTTCTGCCATATATGCTACCTGTTGTCTATGTTCCTCTCCCAGTAAGGACTCCATGATTAAGCTGATAACAGCACCGTCTAAGCCGTACTGAGATACTGCTGTGTTAACAGCTAGTCTAAGATAGTTCCTACACTGGTTGACTCTAAAGTTGAAAGGTAACGTGACCTTTTCTTTCTTTTCTTCTTCCGCCATGATTGCTCCTTTCTACAGAACTTTCCACAAATCTTCTGATTCCTCAGGCGAGTTTGCTTGTGTGGTTGTGTGCGATTTCATACATTTACACAGCACAAGATTCTCCTCAATCTGTGGTGCTTCATCTTCAAGTGACATTGTGGATACCGCATTGGATACACGTACCGCATAGCGTTCACCCTCTTTTACTTCCATGCCCTCTCTCCAAACAGGGAAACAGCACGGCAAGGATGCCGCCTGTTCGTCTGTAAGATTACTGGCTGTCAGTTCGATAAGTTTTCTAATCTGCCTTGCAGCTTCTGTCATGCTCATGATTCTTCCCCCAGTAAGATTCTTAACGCTTCCCTTGTATCATTTTTCACAGTACCGCTTTTTTCTACGCGTTTCACTGTGTTGATAACTGGTTCAGCTTCTTCTAAGATATATATCTTATCTTCTGTTTTTATTTCTGCCATATACGCTCCTTTACCAATGCCATGATCCTGAAATCAAAATTCCATTTTTAAACTGCATCTTACATCCATTTGAAAATTCGAAGCTGCCATCACTTTTTGCGTTATATATTTGTGTAAAATTAATTGTTCCAGTGATTCCCCCGCCTTCAAAGGACGGATTTTTGATAGTGTGGTTTTTCATATCTAAATCGCATCCCATATTGATTGCGTCTTTTGTGAATCCGTCAAAAGCAGCACTTGCATAGGTCATCTTCATCGAGTAAGCATTATCATCTCGTTTATTTTTATATGCCCATGTCATATACCAGCCATCGTACTCAAGGTCGAAGTTCAATCCCATTTTGTTCGCATCACTCTTCATGCAGTTTGTACCGATGTGACCTAGCAGCGTGTCATTCCAACTGTATTCCGTGTAACCTGATGTTACCTTGGCTTTTCTGTATCCAGCTACTGCTGTAACAGTTCCGTTGATTGTGGCATTTTGGCAAGTAAGAGTTCCATTCTCAGTCATGCTGGAATACTTTGAACTCCAACTGATTTTGTCCGCTTTCAAACGAATGGAGTCAGCTTTCTGTTCAATCAAAGATTCAACTTCTTTTGCTGTGACTTTCAGGTTTAACTTTCCATCGAGGACTTCTATTTGTGCAATGGCTTTATTTGCAACTGTATCGTCCGTATACTTTGTAGCAAGAATCCAGTCTGAAGAATTATAATTTCCACTAGCTCTTGCTGTTCTACATCGCATCAAGTCACCCGTGCTTCCTTGCGTCCAAAGGTCACCAACATCATAAGGTGGCTGAGGAGTCGATGTGAATACTCTTCTCTTACCGTCTGCAGTATCTTGAGCCTTTGATGCTGTTTCCATCGCAGATACGATGTCTGCATCTTTCACTCTCACCCACTGATAAGATGTATCGACTTTCATATAGCGGTAAGTGAAACCTTTGTTCTTCCAAAAGAAGAGGTCACCAACATGCTTCTGTCTTTCGTAAGCTGTAGTCCACTCAGATGCTGGATGGTTTGAATTCGCAGGCTCATAATCGTAATAGTACGTATCAATCTTTCCATCAATCTGATTTTGGATATCTTCAATTTTCGGATTATAAATGTTTTCGATGAAGTCCGTAACTGTAGAATCGTCTGTATAATTATCTTTCTTCTGCCAATCACTTGCTACATACTCACCAGTTTCTCTGTCCTTTATGCAGACAAGGATATCATTTCCAGTGAAATACAAATCACCGACATTATACGGTGGTTTTGGCTGTGTTGAGAAAATCTGCGCTTTACCGTCAATCGCATCGAATACTTCATCCGGTGGATTTGACTTCAACTCTGTCCATCCAGTTCCGTTGTAGATGTAAGATTTCTGTTCGGAGGTCTTATACCACAAATCACCTTTGTGCTGTGCTTTGAGTTCCGCCGTTGTCCAAGCTGTTGCCGGATCAGTGTTCTGTCTCCAAGTTTCAGCTTTACCATCAACCTGTGTCTTAATCTCTTTGATGGTCTCTGAGTAATCACCAGTTAGGAAGTTGTTCAGTGCGGAGTCATCTGTGTAATTGTTCTTCTTCTGCCAGTCGGAAGCAACAAATTCTCCGCTATCACGGTCAACTACACATGTAAGGATATCTGTACCAGTAAACCACGCATCACCAACGTTATAAGGTGGCTTCGGCTGTGTCACATAGATGGATGACTTACCATCAATCTCGTCAAATACAGAGTCTGGAACTGGCATTTCTTCCCAATTTCCGCTTCTGTAGATGTATTCATCACCAGTTTTGGAATTCTTCCACAAGTCACCCTCATGAGTTGCTTTCTCGGTTTCCACAGTGATTGTGATAGTTTTTCCACTAACATCTAAGATTTCATTCCCGTTTACATCGCAAAGAGGCTGTGTTTCTTTTCCAGTCCAATTAAGTGACGGGTCAGTAGGTTGGAACCAGGTTTCTATCTTCTGATCGATCTGATTCTTGATATTCTCAAGGTCAGCAGCATAAGTATTCTTAACAAAGTTATTGATTGCGGAATCATCTGTGTACTTGGTAGCCTTAACCCAATCGGATGTGACATACTCTCCGCTCTGACGAGAGGTCACACACCGCATCAAGTCACCGTTTGTGCCTTGTACCCACAAGTCATCCTTATCATAAGGTGGATAAGGAGTTACACTGAATACACGTTTCTTTGTGACAGCAAGGTTCTTTGCAGCTTTCGCATCCGCATCACTTAACTTTGACCACGCTGAACCGTTCCAACGCATTGTTTCCTCGGTTTTTGAGTTGTACCATAAGTCACCAGTATGCTTTGCTTTCAGTTCAGCTGTTGTCCATGAAGCTGCCGGATCAGCAGATTGATTGTATGTCTCAATTTTGCCATCAATCTGATTCTGCAAGTCCTTATTGACTGTTTCCAGTTCTTTTTGCACTTCGTTGGCTCTTGTATCGTCCGTGTACTTAGATGCCTTTTCCCAATCGTCCTCAGCGTATTCAGAAGAATCACTCTTAGGTACTCGGCATCGCATGATGTCACCAGTTTCGCCCTGCACCCATAAATCACCAATGTCATAAGGGGGTTGAGGAGTCACTACAAATACTCTTCGCTTGTGGTCCGCAGTATCCTGTGCTTTCTCTGCTGCTGCAAGTGCTTTGGAAATATCTGTATCCTGTACGATCTGCCACTTCCAAACCGCTCCGTCCTGTAAGAATCGGTAGGAATGTCCAGTGGACTTCCAGAAGAAGAGATCACCTTCGTGGTCTTTTCTCTGCTCGTTGGTTGTCCAATTCACAGCCGGTTCGTTCTGTAAGCTAGGTTCGTGATCATAGAACCATGTTTCAAGCTGTCCATCAATCTGACTCTGTAATTCCGCAATCTTTGGATCATATACCGCAGAAATGAAGGTATTCAGTCCGCTATCGTCAGTGTACTTGGTTTTCTTCTGCCAGTCGGACTTTACACAGCTTCCTTTATCTCTGCTTTCCACGCAAGTGAGAAGTTCCTGTGTATCTGCATCAAACCATAAGTCACCAACACGATACGGTGGAACAGGAGTGTTAATGAATATCTGTGCCTTGCCATCAATCTCGTCAAAGACTTCGTCCGGCACTTGCATCTTCATCCACTGACCGCCACGATAGATGTACTCATCGTTCGTAGAAAGGTCTTTCCACAAATCTCCCTCATGCTCAGACTTTGATTCTTCAAACAGTACGATGATTTCATTACCGTTTACATCAAGGATTGAATTGCCATCAATGTCACATAACGCTTTTTCAACCGTACCACCCCAGTTTACCGATGGATCTGTTGTCTGATACCAAGTTTCAATCTTTTGGTCGATTTGATTCCGGATATCATCAATGTCTGATTCGTAAATCTTTGCAATAAAGGTATTCACTGTGGAATCATCCGTATACTTGGTACGTTTCTCCCAGTCTGCCTTTACGCATGAGCCTGTTGCTCTGCTCTTGATACAAGTAAGCAACTCTTTTGTTTCAGACTCAAACCACAAGTCTCCCAACTTATAAGGAGTTGTCGGCTCATTGATGAAGATTTGAGCTTTGCTGTCAATCTCGTCAAACACTTCATCCGGCACATTCATTTCTTCCCATTTGCCGGAACGATAGATATACTCTTTGTTATCTCTTGTGTCCTTCCACAGGTCACCTTCATGCTCGGACTTGTCTTTCCAGTTTACAGACGGATCACTATCTTGATACCATGTCTCTATCTTATTCCGGACAGACTCTTTAATCTCATCAATGTCATTCTTATAGATATTTGTGACAAAATCATCTACGATTCCGTTTGAGATATCTTCTACAGACTTTCCTGTGATGCTTATGGACTCTGCATTGATAGTTACTCGCCCTGTCTCTGTGTCAGCGTAGAAAGTAATGTTTCCATTCTTATCTTTTACGGTAAGAGAACCAGAATTGATATAATCAGCATTTATGCCGATAGCATACAAGATTCTTGTTATCAGATCACCGGTAAGGAATAAGCCGTAAGGATATGTCTTACCGCCATCATTTGATATACCAATGGCTTCAGATGTAACTTTGATTACATTCTTGGACTCTTCTACTGTCGGCTTATCATGGATGTATGTAATCATACTTCCGTCCGGCTGTGGTGATTCTGTCGAATACATTCCAGATGCATTCTCAAGCGTCTTATTCAGATTCTCGACAGCTGCTTCAAAGTCCGTCTTATTCTGCTTGATTTCCTTATTAGCTTTTTCATATACCTTTTTAGCTTCGCTGTAATAAGTACTCTTTTGACGTTCCGGATCTTTGATTCCGCAAGAGAACGAACTGCTTCCGAGATAGCTGAACTCATGGGATGTGATAAATGTTGGATAAACTTTGTCTTTCCTATCTACCACGCAAGCCAAATCCATGAATTCAATCGTTGGATCCGGGAAGAACTCTCCGCTAAAACCTCTCAGCTTAACTCCGATCAGCACATCTCCAATCAGGTTGATAGCATCATCTTCATGTCCTTCAATAAGAGGATTCGTGATTTCAAGTGCATAATCATCCGTACCTCTTATTAAGATTCTACTCTCGTTTTCTACTTTCTTTGTAGTCGCAATTCCAGTGATTACAACAGGATCTGTGCTAATGTCCGGATCTGACTGATAATCCATCAAAATGCTATAGCCAGCATCTTCCACCAAGTCCGCTCTACTCGCAATCTTCGATATTGCAGAGAAGTCATAACTTTTAATAACAAGTGTTCCGTCCTGAATCACTGCATTACCAACAGCAAGCATTGCGATATATCCGATAACTTCTCGGCAAGTCACTTTGTCCGGAGCCTGTTCAATCACAAAATCATCGTTCTTAAACTTCGGACTTCCAAGCATGATATTACATGCACTGCACGCTTCTCTCAGAAGCTGTCCAGCCGTTATTGGATAAGATAACTTAGATGTGAAGTCTGCATCCGCTTTGTACATCGAATCGTAACCTACAAGTTCTATCGTATCTCCAACCGCTGTTGGCTCAAGTACTGTAAATGTGCCCTCGTTTAATCTCTCAATTCTTGATTCCGCAAGCATGATTTTGTTGCCGTTGATATCAAGTATTTCCCCACCTTTCACATCTCTCCACGCATTGTAACTTCTGTTTTCGATGTCTGCTTCTGTAAAGAGCGAAATCTGTGCATAGTAAAAATCATACTTGGAATATCTTTCATCAATATTATCAATGACAAGTACAACAGACTTGGAGAGTGCAGATCCCAAAGGGAATCCGTCACCTCCGTCCTCTGAATATCCATTTCCACTGATAAAAAAATCATTTTCTGAATCAAGATATAGTTTCTCACCGTTTTTCAGTGTAATCGATGCGTAAGCATAGAACGGACCGCCTGACTTTATGATGTTTTTGAATTCGTTGCTTACATTCTTCATAATCTACCTCTAACTATTTAAGGTCAGCGAATATCTCTTTCGATATCCGGTGAAATCTATAACACCGGATTTTCCGATGTCACTTGAAAACTCAGCTCATCCAGTTTCTCTTCGCCTTCTACTAAACTGACACATGGAGCATTAAAGTTTGCAGCATAAAACCTTTTGGTTTCCCAGCTATTCTCATAAATATTAAGGTGAAAGAAGTCGAATCCGCTCTTTCCCATAACCTCTTTGAGAATTTTGCTTGCATCACTCACCTTAATGTCACTCCATTTCAGCTCATAAGCTTCGATTGTGAAGAGAGGAGAATTTTTCATATTTCCTCTCATCGTTCTTCCAGAGTTCTTAGTGGAAGTAGTAGCCAATGATATCTGGTATCCGTCCTCGTCCACTTCCGGTGCTGTGTACGAACCGAATTTTAAATGATTCTGTGCCATGTTCTACCTCCTAGGCCATTTCAAACGGATTTCTTCCCGTCTGTGTTCTCATGTTCTTTCCTTCTTCAAGTACAGCCTTCGCAATCTGTCTACGGTTCAGATATACAGGAACTTCAATTCTTTGTGAACTGCTGCCGGTTTCTTCTCTGACAATCTTTCGGATAAGGCTTTCAGGTGCTTCGATGTTGTTCCCGCTCTTCTGGTCTCCAAGTACTGCCATAAACTCTTTGTTTGGCGGGATAACTGCTCCTTGCGCTAAATACGGAATTCGTGGAGTTGAGATATATCCAATATTGAATCCAAAAGAAGAATAGCCTGTTAAACCCTGTACCCATCCAGGAAGATCAATCGAAATTGCATTCAATGCATTTGCAATTCCATGTTGCATGCGTTCCACTGCGTAGAGTAACTGGTTGATGAATCCAATGATTGCATTGATCGGAGATTTCACAATACCAGCAAAAGCTCCCCATACTCCGCTAAAGATTTCTTTCACTCCGTTCCATGCTTGACTCCAATTTGAGCTGAATACTCCAGTAACGAAATCAATAATCCCCTGGAATATTTGTTTCACGGAATCGACAATATCTTTCAGTGTTTTTCCCCAAGATTCCATGTATATTCCAATCAATCCGAATGTCTTTTCAAAATTCACACGGAATACTTTTTCGAGGAAGTTACTGAATGGTGTCAAGATGTTGTCTTTGATGAATGTGAATACCGCAACAATTGCTTTTTCCAATCCTTCTGCGATAGTTTTTAATCCCTCGGTTACAAGTGTGATATCGCCAGTAAATACTCCTTTGAAGAAATCTAAGAAGCCATTCAAGACTTCAAGGATTCCGGCTGTGATCTGCGATACTGTTCCGAACAAATTGATAAATGTCGTAGCAACCCACTCAAATATAGGAGCTAAAACCGGTATGATTGTTTCTATCTGCCAGCTTATGAATGGCGCAAGAACGCTTTCCCATAAAATACCAAGAATATCTATCACTTTTCCGATTAACATGAGTGCCTGTCCTATGGCATCACTGACCGGACCATTCAGAACTTCTGATACTAGCGTTGCAATATTCGAAAGCACTGGCGCAATGTAAGTATTGAATACATCAAGTAAAGCTCCAACGATCATGCTGAATCCATTCGTCAGTTTTTGGAAGAATGGAGCAATGTGATTATCGTATAAATCCATCACACCATCTGCAACATTATGAAGGAAAGTTTCTATTCCTTGTGTTATCGTTTCAATCGGAGCAAGTAGTCCATTAATCGCAGTAATGATTCTTTCTTTATTATCGACAATAGGCTGCACGATAAAATTAATCAAATCCCTTGCGAATGATGCTACTAATCCATTAACTAATCCGAACGATGTGGCGAATATTCCTATAATATTTCCAGTGATATTCTGTGCGGTCTGCGAACCGAATGTCTGAGCAAAAATCTCTGCAATTGTGGCTGCAAGAGTGCCAAGCAAATTCATGATTTCAGCACCAATGTCAAACATTCTGATGAGATAACGTTTTATCCTGTCCACATTTTCAGCAAGATAGCTTTCGATCCCACCTACTATGTTCACTGCTATGGTCAGTCCTATGCTCACAAATGCTCCGGCAATCTTCCCTAGATTGTAAATGAATTTTCTAGCAAAATTCTTCGCTGCTGCTTGAACATCTTTATCAGCAAATATGTCTCTGATGTATCCGCTAATAGAGTTTAAATCCTTCTTGAGTTCTTCGATCAGTGGCTTGTAATCTCCAAGTCCATCCCAGAATCCGCTCATGAAGATGTCTCTGATCTGCTTCAGCTTGTCCAGTACGGAATCAAGCAAGGATGCGAACTTATTGTCGATAGGTACTTCTTCGAATAACGGTCCGGAACCACTACCGCCACCGGCACCCCCTCCACCACCGGATCCGCCAGAACCACTTCCTGAGTCCTGTTTATCCATTCGGTTGATATCATCAAGTGGCGATAAGTACTCTTCCGCAGCTTCCGTAGCTTCTTTTGTTCCGTCCGCTGCATCTTTCGCACCGCTTGCCGTATCCTTAAGGCTTCCGGCATAATCTTTCTGTACTGCGATAGCTTTCGTGTATGTACTCTTTCCGGACAAGAACGAGAAGAACATACTCACATAACTTGCAGCTGTCGAAAGCATACCAATGAACTTGCTTAATATTGGTGCTACTATGCTAAGAATTGGTGCAAACGCTGTTGCTAAGCTGTTCTTAAGAGTTTCAAGACTACTCCACAGCATTGATATACTGTTATTCGTGCTGCTAGAGTACTGTGCAAGGTTTGTGAATCCGTCCTTGATAGCGTTGATTGCAGCAGAGAATGCTCTGAACGCTACGCTCATTAATAGTGACATTCCAAGCATTCTTCCAATGCTGAGTTTCGCACCATTCGCAGCCTTTCCAGTTTTTGCAATAGACTTTGACGCTCTTTCACTTTCGCTGGCAAGTTTACGTTGTGCCGGTGCTGCACTCATCAATTTTTGCTTGTATTCGTCCACACTTCCTTTTACAGAATTATACGATGTGTGAAGTCTGTTATTCATGTCCGCAAGCTTTCTCTCTTCTGCTTGCAATGTACGCATGCTGGCTGCTGCTTCTTGTGTCTTTGAACCAAGTGTAAATGCTCCACCAGATGCTTCTAAATCTGCTAATTCCGCTTTCGCATATTTGATCTCGTTCTCAAGTTCCTCTATGTCATATTGCATCTTCTTAAAAGATGAGCTGTTCTTTTTGCCACCAGTAGACAGGAATCTTTCCTGTGCAGATTCCAGTGAGCTAAGTTTCTGTGTGGCTCTGTCAATCTGAGTCTGAATCTCTCTGTATTCCTCTGTTGGGATCTTCTGCTCACCATATTCAGCTACTTTCTTCTTAAGGTCAGAAACCTTTCTCTCTTGTGCAGCATATTCTTGATTTAACTTTGAGAATGAGTCTGCTTGTTTGTTGAGTGCTGTCCTAGCTTTGGAACCCATGTCCTCGACCAAATTTGCCATTCTTCTGACAGCTGCTTCAACTTCTTTGCTTCCGGCTTTCATGCCGTCAGCGTTAATCTCTGTGTCAATTATGATATAGCCGTCGGCTTGTGCCATTTCTAATCCTTTCCACCGCTAATTATCTGCGGTCAGCGAATATCTCTAACGATATCCGGTTATTTATTCAATCCGAAGAGTTCTCTGAGTTCAGCTTTCTCTTCGTCACTTCTCTCTGTACTCTTCTGATGTAAGTCCACAATAGACTTATTATTTTTGTAGTATTCCTGTTCCCACTTCTCTAACTTCTTACCTTTTCTCTTCTTGTCTCGGATACTGACTACAGTTGAGAAGGTACTTTCTCCAATCTCCATATAGAGTCCGAAGAACGTCCACCAGTGCATATACTTTGTAGCTCGCACATCAGTGTTATTCACCTTATTCACAGCCGGTATGATGATTGGTGCATCCTGTTCCCAGTCCATTGTTCTAGGTCTAGGTTTGCCATCATTTTTGATACCGCAATCGATGAACTCACACGCTTTCTGACAGGCTTCTTGCCAATCCTTAGGTGGCATGGAATCAAAGTCCACATAGAGGATTCTAAGCATCGTGAGTGTTTTCTCCTGTTGTTTCTCTTCTTCTGTCATGCCAGGCTCGAAGATGTCCGGATCATTCATAGCAGAAAGAATATCCAATACCACTCTAAAATCTGAGCGTATCGAATATTCTTTTCCATTAACGTCTAAAGATGTGGGAAGTTTCCACGGATCCATTAATTATGGTACTTAGCCACATACTTATTCATGCGACTCTGTACCTTCTTTGTGCGGATATTCATTTCCTTTTCAATCACTTTTGCGATAGAGGACAGAACATTCTCCATGTACAGTTCTCCATTCGCCAATGGTGAGGATGCTCCGAGGATAGAGAAGAATGTCTCTTTTGCATCTTCTCCGATGAGATAAGAGATTCTCTCTGTAATATCATCCTCTGCTTTTCTCATATCCGCTTCGCTTGGATTCTCCGGCAGCTGATATGAATTGTAGTATTCAACCACTTCCTCATATCTCTTCACGATATTTGTATCTGTAGGTCTGAACTCGAACTTGCCGAGTACCTTTCCTCTTTTGTTCTCAATCGTGTAGACCTTGCTACCATCATCTACTACAATCTTGTTTGCCATTGGTTTTGCTAATTTATTGCTCATTGTATCGTCCTTTCTTGCTTATTCTAAGCCGAATACTTCTTTGTGCTCTTCATCGTATACCGAAAGTTCTTCAGTTCAAGCAGCTACGATTTCACCCTCTGCGAATACTGGCTTGCCTGATTTCAGAGATTCGGCTGTAACATAGCCTTTTGTTCTTGCTCCATCATCAGTGATGTTAAACGGAATGTTGACACCAGCTGTGTCTCCACCATAGCTCTGTGGCTTAACCATTACTTCCTGTACATAAGCAAGATGCTTTGCAGCTGCTGTATCCTCTACGATTACTTCGAGCATAAGAGTCTTACAAGCTGAACCTTTCAGACGGTCAAATGCAATCTCTTTAATCTTCGGATACAGTTTGGATGTTGGATCTGCATAGAATGGATCTGCTGATATGGAAGGTGTATATCCATTGTCACTTGTCACTGTTTTTCCGAGAATGTTCTTCTTCTGTTCTGTGTCTGGGTTCAGTTCTACGGACATTTCCTCGATATCATCACCAAGAACTTCCCACTCTGCCGTTGCCGGTGCATTTTTGAACGATGCATCAAGATAATGCATCAACGCTTCACGCTCTAATTTCATGTTTGTTATCCTCCGTTATTTCTTGTAGAATATGTTTCTGTATTTCAAGGAGATGCTGATTGCCCAATCTTGGACATTACCATCACTCACATTATCTAAGTGAGCCGGTGTAAGTCTTATGATCTCCTCTATTTTTCTCTCTTCTGTAAGCACTGGATATTCTTCCAGTTTTACTTGTTCTCCATTTATTACAACCGTCTGCTGTTCAAGCCACTTTCCAAGAGTGTCAAGGAATTCTTTGATACTGGCCTTAATCTTTGGGGAGTCGATTGAAGACCGGTAGATCACATAAAAAGGATAGTTGCACAACTGGTCTACTTTGCCAGTTACACTCTTCTTTTCCAGTGCAATCACCGCTCCTGTCACTGGATAGAAGGCAATACCGCCATCTTCATCTAGTGTGGAGAATCTTATCTTTTCGTCTTCCTCTAATCCTGGAAAACTATTGAGAAGAGAAACGAGTGCATCAGTTACAGCTTCGTAACCGTCTACATCGTACTTGACCGGTTTCTTACTTTCCTCCGGCACGTTTCTTCACTCCTTTCGCCCAAGACTTCACATATTGTTCCTTTGCAGCATCAAACCAATGGTCTGTTGCGCGTGGATGCGCTGTCTTGTCAAACACAAGGTCTCTGTCCATGACCACTTTCTTTGCTCCGGCCCTTGCCCACGGTGAGCCTGTGACAGGATCTACCATAACTTTTCCTTCATAGAGGAATCTTCCGTAAGGTGGAGCACCGGCAATCACTTGACCGCTTCCTTGCATGGATCTGCTCATAATCGCAGACACGTTTCTCATGTTACCGTCACGAAACGGCATATACTTTTCCATGTCAGTGAACACTCGACCATCTAGCCAGTTCTGTGCTTCCTGGAACTGCTTTTCAAATCTGTTCAAGCTGACATTTACTTTGATGTCACCTTTTACGATTGAGAAACTAGGAAAATGAAATGTCTTGCTTGCCATATTACTTTCCTCCAATCTCAAAATGAGGAATCAGTGTGTAAGAACCTACGCTTGTGATCAGAAAGACATTATCCATCTTCTTATTCAGATAATCGTAGAATCCTTTGTTCGTGCGTGACGTATAGTCTTCATCAGCAATTACCGTTTCCGGATATTCGCCTTCCATGAAGATATCACCTGTCGAGAATGTGATTGAACCCTCTTTGTTTTCCGCAGTTTTCCACACTTTCGGAGTGAGATAGGAAAGATTGCATACCACCCTTTCTCCCTCACGTACCTTAAACGGTACATGAAGATTAGCTGTATCAGCCGTATCCAAGCCAGTTTTGGCAATGTTGGCTGCCCTGTCCGTTATAAGTGTGACTCCAGATATAACATGAGGATACCAATATATGGCATCGCTCTTGTCTGTGTATTTGTTGAATACAGTCACAGTCTTGTCATACATCAGTATCCCCTCCTAGTAGAATTCTTTTCCGCATTCCTTGCACTTCCACACATGATGAGTCCTGTACTCATGGTCTCCGACCTCATCAAGAAAAGTTGAAGAATATGTTAGTTTTTCATGTCGGCACATTAACCGCTTAAGCCATCTAAATACCAGCATAGAGTAGGCACACTCCTTTCTTATCCGCAACACCTTGCAGATATTCAGAAGCCACCTGTCTGATCAGCAAAGCTTCCACTTTCTTGTCCATTGACGCTCGTGCATAGATGCTGTCTGCTGTTCCGCTAGTCCCAGTAACGAAACTTATACTTTCAGCACCTGACGTAATAGATGCTACTTGTTTCTTACTCACAGTACCGTCTTCATGCTTGACCACTCCGACCGTATCCATTGATGCTTTTCTGATCGAGTCAATCTGATGCAGTGCTTCTGCGACCGCACAGACAGCCTTCTGAACCTTTGTGTTAGCTCTTTCGTCCTCCGGAAGACCATCGGCTAATCTATCAAAGGTGATGTTGTCCACACGTTCGCTTGCTCGCTCTGCATACTTAGGAAACTCTTCCTCTGTCACGGCATCTCCAAAATATTTAGTTGTATAGAACTGATAATCTGTGTATGCCATGTCTGATCTCCTTACTCAGCTTTTTTTCTTGTCTGCTGTTTCTTCTGTGGCTTATCTGCTACTTCTTCATATTTGTTAGGATTGCTCTTCATACTGGCAATACTATCGGCATTGTCAGTAGAAAGATACAATCCTGTTTCTTTGTCTAAGAACTTCATCTTAATCAACCACCAATTTTCTTATTCTTGAAGATAAGGTCCGGTGTAACAGATTTTGTTCCGAAGTGGTAGAACAGTTCGATTCCGTAAGCGTTTGACAGTGGAATCTTCTCTGCATTGTAAGGATCTGACATTACTGGCTGCGCGATTGCACCGTCAACCATAACGAGAGCCTTAACATCTGTTGGAAGATGCACACAAGAGTATGTCTTAACACCGTGGAAAGCGTAGAACTCTTCGTCAGCTGCTCCAACACCAGGAACTGTTACCTTGTCAAGGTATGTTCTAATTTTTCCGTAGTAGTCCGGATCCAGTACCATGTGCATCATTGATCTTGGAACTCCGTCCACGTACTCATTCTTTGTTGTCTCACACTGCTGAATCATTTTCTCTGCAATCTCTTCAATTGCTGTGATTCCTGTCAGATCTACTTCTGTAGCATCTGTACCAGCTACTTCGAAGAACTTTTTATCAAGCTCTGCTGCCATTCTAAGCGCATGGTTTGCTGTTCTCTTAGCAATAAGTCCTTCAACTCCAAGAAGAGAAACATCTTTCTGCTCTACTTCTTCCACAATTTCTTTGTCCTGATCAATCGGAATTGTTACCGATTTACCTTTAACACCATCGCCTTTGGAAGCTGCTCTAGCTGTTCCGTAGTTCTTCGGTGTTGCGTTTGCAAATCTCTTTGCTTCTACTGTTCCGGCATGAGGATCACCAGAAAGCTCTGTGTTCTTCATTGCTCCGGAAATTGTAAGTTTCTGTACGTTCTCGATAACTTTTCCGTACTCCTCAGCGAGGAACATTTTTCCAGTTGGATCGAGAAGCATGTTTAATGACTGAATTCTTGTATCTGCCATGTTTGTATTCTCCTTTAACTTTTTAAGGTCAACGATTATCTCTGATTGATAAACGTTCTATCGCATGACTACCATACTGCCGGTGGTGTGTACACTGGAGTCTTACCATCTCCTCCACCTTTGTTTGTAGGTGTTGTGAAGGTCGGCACTTTCGGAGCATCTGTCGGTGCAAATGCATCTTTCTGTGACTCTCTCAGCTCGTTCATGTAATCATCGAGTCCGAGGATTTTCTCACCTTCACGTTTCAACCCTTTCTCTTTGATCATGCTGATAATTCCTGTTCGTGCAAAGTCAGAAGTGAATTTCTCACCTGCCAGTGCTTTGACCAGAGCATCATTGAAGTCTCTCTCTTCAATCTTTGCTGCATAATCTTTCTCGCTGTTCGCAAGTTTTGTCTGCCACTCTTTCTCTGCGGTCTCTGCTTTGGTTTTCCACTCATCACGTTCTTTTGTGATAGCATCAAAGTCTTTTCCCTCAAATCCTTCAAGTGTAGACTTGGCTGTGTCATACTGTGTTTTAATGTTGTCTCTTTCCTGTGTGACTGTATCAAGCTTTCTTCCCTGTTTCTCAAATTCAGCAAGAGTCTTGTAATTCTCATTCACACTGGTTTCAATTGTTTTCTTCTGCTCATCTGTAATCTCAAGACCAGCATCGGAAAGAATCTGAATAATGTTTTTCATGTTTCATATCCTCCTCAACGTATTTTATTAACCGTTTCGTCCACGGTAGGGATTTAGACAGATAAACCTCTGTCAGGGTAATCGTGGTTGAGGGAGTCGAACCCTCATAACCATTACCACGCAAGAACAGATGCTATAGAAAGGCAGATTCACATCTGTCCCCAGCTCCATTAGGAGCAAAGCCTACCGAGATGTGCGATACCTCTTAACAGGATTCCCCTAGTAGGCTATTTTCTAAAAAAGGAGGTGCAAAAATACGATATAATCTTCACCCAATATCCATTATGAATGTTTTTGATTACTTCGTTGTACCCATCTTTAACTCTTTTTCGCACTTTCGTATCTTCTGGCAGCAGCTGCACTCTTCATAGCTTGCTTTCTGTCCCACTGTGCGACTTTCAATCGTTCTGCATACTCTCTTAGGTCATTCTCTTCGCAAAATGCACTGTACCGCTTATTCTGAAGTTTCAATGTGTGAGCCTTGCGGTCTAGCATATTCTGCAATTCAAACCTTGCCTTATCATCCTTACAGTTATCAACAGCTGTCTGCAAGTTCTGTATCTTCCGCTTGGTGTCACGGATCCTACGCTCCTGTGCTCTCTGTTTCTTCTGCAATTCCTCAACCTTATGGTTGTCAGCAAAGTTAATCTTCTTGTCATCATAAGGATTGTTCACTCCGTCACCACTTCCGAAAGAGTGCCGGCAGTTCCATCCGCAGAGTCCTTCGCCAGTTCCGAATCCTGTGGTCTTAACGAAGTCCGGGAATCTCTTATCCTTTCCACTTCGTGAGTAGAATCGTCCTTGCCACCACAAGTGATTGCCTGGATTCATTCCACCATTACCAGTACGTGCTCCTAAGTGAGCAGACACAAGAACAGTATCCCAGTTCATTTCTTCCATTCTCTTCATGGAGATGTCGGCAGCTGCTTGTCCCACTCCTGTCCTCACGATCATCATCGTTGCTGACTCAATGCTCATTCTGTAGCCGGTGGGATAGTTGACCTTAAGACCTACGTCCGTAATGTTGTTAATCACATCTCTGACTGCTTGTGTGTACGATACTGCACCGGTAGACACAAGATGGTATGCATTGTCCATCTGATTGATGAAAGTCCTCTGTGCATCCAGTGCTGTGGTCCGTGTGAAGTTGTTCCATTCTCCGGCAGTAGCAAGGTAATCTCTCTCAAGGATCCTGAGCATGGTTGGAGATTGCATCAGTGCTGTTGGAGTGAGTCCGGCTGCAATATACACAGCATCATCCCATTTCAACGAAGTGATACCAGCATCAATGAAAGCATCCTTGATTTCTTTCTGCTGTAACTTTGTCTTGCCCGCTATTTCCTTCTGGATATCCTCTAGCAGTTCACCAGACTCTTGAAGCACTTGTATCTGCCATCGGTCTGTCTGTGTCAGCAGATAGTCCTCACCTCTGCCGAGTCTCTTCATGATTCTCTTAATGATCATGTCCATAATAGTGCGATGAAGGGACGAAGATATCTCCTCCGCCCCTTCTGTTATTCTTTGTAAGTATTCAGGTGTTAGCATTATTCCTCACCGTCTTTGTCATTTTTATCATCCTTTGTAATGATTGCAAAAAGCAAAATCGTCACGCAAATGATAAGAATATTCATAGTTGATACCGCCATATTGTCACCGCCTTGTTTATTCCTCTGTATGACAGGTGTTTGTCAGTTTCTTGTACACATCTTCACACAACTCCTACTTTTCGTTCTTTCCAAGAACATTTCTTTCAATGCGATCTTCTACTCTACGGTTCATCCACATGAGTGCTTCCTCAATATGAGTAAGTGCACAAGCATTTTCTCTTGACGAAAACGGTCCTGCCTGAAAAGCCTTTAAGCGATCACGGACAATTTCCAGTAAATCTGTGTCGATTACACCGTGAAGCGAATCTTTTTCTTTTCGTGGTCCGCACTGCATCTGTAATGTAAGAAGCAGATTCTCCGGTTCCGCTCTTAACGATGTATCATCATCTTCAAGCGTTGCTGTTCCAGCCTTGTACACACAATATAAGTGGTTAGCACCACCTGGGCCGATTTCATCTACAGCAAATACATCATTTAATTTTTCTCTTTTCTGAATTGTTGATAATTTCTTCATTTCTAATCCTCCTACTCTGCAAACACCCAATCTTCAGCAAGCATATCAGTTTGAGACGGAACCCATCCGACAACGCATTTATTATCTGCTGTTTTCATAGTAATTGACGGGAGCATATCGTAAGGTTCATCATTTTTCTTTTTCAGTTCTGTTTTCGTAAAGAAATGGATTTCATCTGCGACAAGCAAGAACATCCCCTTACCATTCCAATTTTTACGTGCCACCTTGCGCCCTTTTTTCAGATATGTGATAGCGTCACCAAATGAAAATACTGCTTTGTCACAGACTATCGGACAATTTTCTTCGTTTGCAATCATCCAGTCCTCTCTTAGCATATCATCAAAAAATCTCCCAACTCTCTCGTCTTTAATATCAGTTTCATGTTCTTCGCATCCAATGAGCAACGGCTTACTATGCGTCATAACCGTCTCTTTTTCCTCATCCCAGTACCAATAATAAGCTAACCAACCAGGAAGTCTCACCTTTGCTCCACGTTTCATTGCTTTTAATGCTTCTTTAAATGTCATCGTTCATTTCTCCTTTCATTTCATCATTGGAACCATATATGTTTCTTCTCTTCTTTCGTATTTCCGTTCTAGCTCAAGTTCGTATTTTTCAATTTTATAATCGATATTCCCAATTACGTTGTTCTTTTTCTTGTATTCACCAATAACGTGATTTACGAAATAATTGAATTCTTCTCGATTCTGCTCTTCCGCATTATCGTACAGTTCATCACCACAAAGCGGTAAGCAGTTTTCTCCGGTTACTACGGATGGTAGCAAGATTCCATGTGTCTCTTCCGGCAAGTATCTTTCCTCATGCTTAACAATTATATCTCCCGTCTTAAATACTCCGTTTAGTAATGCAGAAAAGCCTACTGCATTACTGCCTGGAATCATTATCCGAAACATCACGTACTGCGTAATCGAAGTGATTATTGTTCTTTTTTCTTCCTTGTAACGTGGGAATATCGGCATTGTAAACATCTTACAGTCTCCTTTCTTTCCTGAAAATCGGAACGGGAGGTATCGAACCTCCGACACGCTGGATATAAGCCAGTTGCTCTACCGACTGAGCTACGTTCCGTTAGCAGGTGGACAGTAATCAAACCACCTCTGCTACGGTTCTTTTATACAGTACGAAGAAAATAATAAACACTGTGACTATCGTGCAAAATGTGAATATTAAATCTTTGACGGAACTCCGCAGCTAAAATCCGTCTGTTACATAAATTTTCAAACACAATTAGGTCTTCACCTTATTCAATCATGGTAAAAGTCATATTCTGCCACTGTGATGATAGGTCTGAGCTTCTGAGAGCGACTCTTGGCTTCCTACCACTGTCTAAGCACACATAGGATTGATACCTACAAATTTCACGGTTCTTTCAGAATATCATAGTTGCATCTTACACCTATTCGCTTTATTTTCATCAACTTGCCATACCGCTACTTTAACGAATTTCTTGTGTTATACTCCGATTTCTCAGATTCAAGGCAAATCAGCTTATTGAGAATTTCCAGTTAGTCCGTAGTCTCTCACACCACTCACATCACTGGATTATTTCTGCACCGCAGATGTCTATTAATCACTGACCACAAGGATTCTGCATTTGACTTCTCTATGATGATACACTACAAGGCATTGTTGACGGTTTCCGTCTTCACCAATGGAATCACTCCCACTAGAAAGAATCGGCTTATCCAATATCTCGAACAAGCCTATCTCGTTACCATTGCATCTCAGCAAGACTGAAAAATCTATCTGCACTGAGTTAATCATATTTGAAAATAGCCGTATAAGGATTCGAACCTTAATCTGCGTAAGGGGGGAGTAACACCGCTTTACCATTAAGCTATACGGCTTCCAACTACACTGTAGTAAGGAAAAATTTGTTATGAAAAAGATCTCTCTCCGAGTTCCGGAGAAAGCTACCGTTCGGATTCGAACCGAAAACCTGTTGATTAAAAGTCAACCGCTCTACCATTTGAGCTATGATAGCTTAAGCATCGAGCGTGAACCAAGAAAAACCGCTCGATGCATTATTTTAGGTGTTCCTGGGGAGATGACAAGAAACCGGGAATAGGCTTGCCCCGGTTATGCTCCGAGTCTGTGTCCTACTAAGGAACAAGCCTTAACCGCCATCTGACGGTTAGTAGCAATATTTATAGTGCTGTACATTGCACTGTCAAGGAATGAAAAACGAATGAACTTTTCGTCCTCAAGTACATAGTACCGTATTCGCTTGCTTTCATTGTCCCCATAATTTACTCATCTTGGAATTTATCAAAGAGAGTTTCGCCTTTGTCACTGGCTTCTTCAATCATTGCTTTCGCTTCTGGCTCTGTCATCCCTTCAAACTTCACGAAGTACATCCATGCCGGTACTTTTCCCTGCACTACATAATTCCACCAACGTGCACGATCATCTTCAAGGTTGTAAACAAGGTCTTCAAACTCACAAGCTGTCTGATATCCGGAAGCCGGAATTGTTCCATTGGCTGTGCCAGTAGCGTAGAGAATATATAAGATTCTGTGGATAACTCCATCATGATTCTTTCCGTCTAAGATTGTACGGAATGACTCAATTGTGTGCAGCGTTCTTCTATCGTCTGATTCAACCTGTGTTGCTGTCTGAATCCCTCTTGACTCATCAAATGAGAAGTATCCATTAGAGAATCCACACTTGTATCCGATGATGGATAGATAGAAGTTGATGGCAGAAGTTCTTTCAGCTACCAACATAGTCGGTACATGTTCTTGAATCGTACCGTCTGCATCTACTCCCATTTCAAGTCCTTGCACGAATCGAGGGAGCTTGATTCCATTCTGATTAGCATATTGGATTACTGTCTGTGATACAAAAGTAACGTGCTGGCTGTCTTCCTGTTCGTCCCCCATCTTATTGAGTGCGATATCGAGCCATCTCAACTCTTCAATACATTCAGCAAATACCGGTACAGTAAGAGGAGACTCCTTGTCGATTGCATTCGCATAAGGATTTCGCCAGTACACAAATAATGGATACTCCAACCCTCTTACTTCTACTTCCGGGAGAATATCTTTCCACTCATCTACTTTCTCTAGGGAAATTTCAGATCCGATACGGTTCTTATCCTCACTCTTGAATGCTTTTGATGAAATCTTATAGACTCTTTCACCATTCACATCCTCAAACCTGTGATATTCTGCTTTTGTGTAGTACCTGTTTCCCTTTTTGATGTACGAGAAGAACACTGCTGCAAGTACATCACCGTTTGTGTTAGTATCCGTGATGATGAAATAGTCAGGATCCAGGAACTCAATTCCCTGTCCATCTGACTTAATCATAATTCCACAAGTAGAACAGCTCTCTTCCTGTTTCTCCTGTAACGCGTTCAACACTTCATCAAACTTCTTCTTGAGCGCATCATTACCATCAATCTCAACATTGACATTGAACAGTGTAAGATTGGCAATCTCCCGGCAAATGACATTAGAGAACCTTGTCGGTTTGATTGTTCCGTCCATGCACCATGTCGGCAGTCCTGATCTCATGCCCTTATACAAATCTAAGGCAGTCTGCATTTCAGAAGAGCGACTAGCCTCAATTCCAAATATATCTCTTACTTCGTTTACTCCAAACATTCTGTTAAATACCGCCTTAATTTTTTGTATTAGTCCCATTAGTATTTCCACCTCAACCGCCTACGCAAGAACGTGTAGACATAATATCTTGTATCATCCATCGCATGGTCATTCTCTTTGATCACTGTATCATTGTTCTTTTCCTCATCCCAACAATAGAGTCCAAACTCATTGATACAGCTTGTGCAATCCTTGTATATCTTCAGGAGTCCTTTATTCAGCATTGTTGTGACCACTCGGATTCCGTCCAGTACATCATTGTCAGCTTTCCTCACTGTGTACTCTCCGTACTTCTTGATAACTTCGATGAATGATGCTGCCGATGGATCTATGATGATACATGATATTTTTCTGTCTCCGATCAGTTCCTTTAGCATCTTGTAATAGGCTTCATCATCTACACGCTTGCCGGCTTCTCTACTGTTGTAATACAATTCTGCTTCACGCTGTGAGTTCTTCCCATCGAATGCCCACAGACCGGCTGAGAATGGATTGACCGTACCATAGTCGATTGACACGATATATTCTAACGCTCCGCTCATGTGTTCATCAGAAACATGCTTTTCTTCATCGAACATGGAATAGACAAGTCCTTCTGCCACGCACCACAATCCTAAGATATACCGCTTAAAGAAGACACCTACATACATGCTCCGGTATCTTTCCTTAATCTGCTCAGACAGTGAAAGATTATCGTCCATAGTGAAATGCAGATAGATGATGCGTTTCTCGTCACACTTATCAATCCAATTTACCTTGAACCAATGTCTTGGACTGTTCGGATTGCAGTTAAACCAAAACTTCGAACCGGTAACAGAGCATCGTCCTGTTGCCTGGTTGACAAATGACTCTGGCATCAGTGCAACCTCATCAAAGAACATACCGGCAAGAGTGATACCTTGAATCAAGTCCTGTGATCTTTCATCCTTACCGCCGAAGATGTAGAAGAAGTTCTGTGTATCTCCCTTGCTGACCACAATCAGATTGTCTGATCTATGGTCCACAACTTGATATCCTCGGCTTTTCAGCATCAATTTCAACCAAAACAATACGTTTCTTCGGAATGATCCGATTGTCTTTCCAGCCATACCGAAGTTCTGTTGGTTGAAACTCTCCATTGCCCACAGCACGTAGGACAGTGACATGCACAGTGTCTTACCACTTCGGATTGCTCCGTCTGCTATGATTCCATCTTTGTCCTTTACTGGACTGCTAGGACACCACCATGTCAGCACCTGTTTCTGCTTTCTTGAGAAAGGTTTGAACTCAAATCCTTGTTTCTTAGCTTTCTCTTTCATGGCAGCAGCGCGTTTCATGATTCCTTGTCGGACAGAAGCTAATCTTTCCTCAAAGTTATTCATCATCTGTCCATACCTCACTTGCTGTGGAATTCAGTGCATCCATGAAGTTGTCTTTTGCATCTTCATCAGATCCATTGTCCTTAAACTGTGCTTCCAGTTTCGCAAGCTCAAGGTTCATCTTCCTATCGTCAACATTACGTTTCAGAAGTTCCTGTGCTGCTTTGGTTCGTTCCGACAGTGATGCATCCAGGTCGAACTGATCTTTGATTTTTCCTCGCATGACATCAGTTAGATACTTCATGATTTCCTCAATATCTGCTATGTCTTTACTTGCGATTTGCTCCTGTCTAGCGTTGATATAGTCGAGAATCTGTGGTTTGCGAAGGTTCTCACCACCCATGCTCATTGCTGTCTTTTCACTATATCCGGCATTCTTTGCTGCCTGTGTTGCGTTCCCAAGTTTCAGGTACTCATCACAGAACTTTTTCTGCTTAGGTGTTAGCTTATCCTTAGGCACATTTAACCACCACCCTTTTCTTTACTGTCTCTTTTCTCCCTGTGTTCCATTTGACACTTAATCATCTGTAGTACATTCGTCCTCTCTGTATGTATCCCATGTCCTTGACGGAATAGTTCACACTGCAAGATGTTCCCACAGTGCGTGCATTCATCTGTTATTTCTCTGTTGGCAATCCTCATGGTCTCACCTCATCCCATATATCCTTTAAGCAATTCACTATCTCAAGCTGTGATGTTGTTCTGATTAGTTCCAAATCTTTCTCTTTCCATTCTCCATGCCTGTCTCTTCCCAGTATTGGAGTAGACAGGATGTAGATGTTGATAAGTCTGTTCTGCTCAGCTGAATAGAATTGTCTTTGGCTGTACTTGATGATTAAGCCTGTCTGCAATATTGCTCTCTGTAGCTTCTTGGATATTCCGTTGAGATTCACCTTTCTGTCCCTCCAAAATAAAAAAGATTCCATGCATGATACAATGTCTCTTATACCATTGTAACTGAATGAAATCTTTTCTTTGTACCCATATTTAAGTCCACTATGTTACTTTTTCTTTCCACTTCCATTCCACCATGCAAAGAAATTCTCTGTTCTTCTCTTTCTGGCTCGATCGTAAGTGGTGGTCGTTCTATTGGGATCATGGTACGCATCAGTATTTCCCTTTTCAATTGGTTTCGAATACTCACGCATCTTGTCCGCAATCTTATTGTTTGCTGTTAGCATATTTTTATATTCTCTTGCGAGTTTTTGATTTTTGTACAATGCCTCTGCGCTTCCAAGTTTTGCAATCTGCCTTTGCAACTCATTAACACGATCAATATAATAATGACTAACACGTGTAGCTTCTTTCACTCCGTCAATCTTGTTGATGAAGTCAAGCTTTCCACTCTGCGCAGCTCTTTCAAGTTTACTGTCTTTCTTTACCGTTCCGTTCCCTCGCAATGCATCACTTTTCTTTGCTGCATTATAAAATATTTTCGCTCCCATTTTGGAGACTGGTTCGCCCCCCCCAATGGCACTTGTACTTCCTCTACCGCCCATTTTTCTTCCTTTCCGTCAGTGATTCTCCAAACGATTTAATCTTTACTATGTTGCCCTGGCACTCATCCGGTATCATTCCGTAAAAGATGATTGTTTCCGGCTGAAGCCTTGACATCATTTCATTGTATCCCTCAAGGAACAGTTTCTTTCTCTCTTTGCTGTTCATTACACCGACACTGGATACTGCAACAACTCCACCAACTGGTTCACCATCAAAGCACCAGGAGAATGATTCTTTATCGCTCCAACTGATTGTAGGTATCACATCAATCCCATTCATCTGCATGTATGCACCGATCCAATGTTTTCTAAAATGGTTATACACTTGCAATGCTTTAGGGAAATCTGTATACGTACTGAAATCAGGACTCATTACACACTTGAAGTCCTGTAACATGTTGATGTAGGTATCAGGCTGTGTCCATAATCTTATGAACTGATAATCATCAATGAAGAAATGAATTCCATGATCCGCTCTATCCTTACAGCTTTTTGCATAGTTGAATGATAGGAATTCGCATGGATTGTATGATGTAGGCTCTATCTGTGGTATGCCATACTCACCGACACCATCAAACAGCATCTTCTGTTGATTTTCGTAGTTCTGTGTACTTCTATACATAGAAAAATCCTCACATTCTACATAGTCTTTATAACTATTGTAGCTTATGAGGAATTTTCCATTGTACCCATATTTAACTTTTTAGATTATTGGTCTTCCAAGTAATGTCATTAATCTGTTGTACTCTTCAATCACTTTCCGTCTGTATCCCTGGAAGTCTTTCCGCTGCATAGGGATGTACTCCCTCTTGCAAATGTTGTCATATCCAAGTCCTGTTGTTAGATTGATGAAGAGGAAGTTTGCTATCTCCGGCTTTACATTCTGACAACTTTGGAGAAGAAGCACTTGTTCATACCCAGTAGCTTTCCGGCAGTAGTCAATTATCTTCTTCCCTTGCTCATGAGTGATGCCGTAATCACTCAGATATGTTTCTCTTACGCTCAATGGTATCCACCTCCCACGCATGCTTTTATATCTATCCCAACTCTTGTCAGTCATTCGTTCGGATTTTCTTGCAAATACTCACCCTGTGTCCTTATCAGGTTCCTTGCTTGATATGCTGGACGGTTAAACTCTTCGCTTGCTTTCTTGTCTACCGGTCTTTCTGCCATTCCACCATAATGCTTTTGCAGATTTGCTTTAATCTCTGCTGGACATCTTCTTCTGTCTGTACTTCTTTTCACTGTTCATCACTCCAATCCAATCTCTGACCGCACCAACCGCAATATTGAATGCATTCTTCTATTACTTCTGTCGGAGTATCCGTTATCCCTCCGCACACTGGACATTTGCACTCCCACTCGTTACCAGTGAAATGTTCAACCGGTCTTTGGGGGATCTGTTTCTTCATAGCAGCTACTGCCATCCTCTTTGCTTCAATGTTCTCTTCACTGTTGGATGTATCCAATCCTTCAATGATTCTGATTGCGTCTTCCATCTATACATCCCCCTCCGCTCTATTGTTTGCTCTTACCGTATCGAATCCCTCAGGATATCTTGCCTTGAGCTTGTCCACGTTCATCTGTAAGATCTCATCAAGATTAAAGCCAAAGCTCTCACATAACATAGCTACATACCACATTACATCCCCGATCTCTTTCTTTAAGTGATATTTGTCCATTTTCTTCTCATGGAATACCCATTTCTTAACCATGTCCAGAACTTCCCCGGACTCTCCGGCTAATCCTAAGCATCCATTGAGGACTCCTCCCAGATCCAACCCTTCAGTGTCCTCTCTGACAACATTCTGATTATGTAACCATTTCAGATCACAAGTCAGTACTCTAGAAATCACTCTGTCTGTTGATTTGCCGTCATTCGTTCTCATTGCCATTTTCTGATATTCATTCGCCTTCATTATTCTCTTCCTTCCCATTCTTCACAAGAATCGTTGTACTCTGTCCAATCTGCCACATATTCGCTGTCACTGTTTACGCATATCCAACCATCGTCTATATTCTCATGATGATGGTACTTGCACGTTCCACAACATTTATCATCTAACATTCTTATCCTCCTAAAACCACGCCCAAAGAAACGCAAGAGCAATCACAATTGCATGAAAGCATTTCCATGATACCCACGCAAGTTCACTTTTTTCGTTCCGGCGATTATTAATCAGCCACATCCATATTGCACTATAACCGATTATCCCAACCACAATGCTTGCGATTCTCAAGCCTAGCTTAATCTGTTCCATGCACATTCTCCTCTTCTAACAGTTCAGGATTGTCAAATACGTTGCCGACAACTTCCATCTCATTTAACTTGATATACGTGTCCGTAAGTGGCATCGAATAACAGAACGGCTCGCATTTACTTAATTCATCCGTTGGAATCACTTCATAATGCCATCCAATTACACTGTCTATTACTTCTTCACTTTCCACTTCTATGACGTTAAACTCTCCGAATACTGCTTTTACAAGATCATCCGGATTACCATGACACATCAAAATGTCGTTTTCCCATATTTCCTCGCCTTTTAAATCAGTCAAATTCACATATCGGCAAATCGTATTTTCATCAATCAGAAATTCACCCTCAAGACTTTTATCGTAAATATAATTCTCGTCACTAAGATAGCCATGTACCCATGTTCCGTTGAGATGCTCATTACCTGAAGTTGCATGAATATGTTTCGCTCTGAAAAGCATTTCTCTATTCATAACTGTCAACCACCTCCAACTTTTTCAGGTCCTCGATTAACCATATCTCTTCATTGCCTTCCCATTTGACCATTGGAAAGTCTACATCAAAACGTCGATTTAAACTAAACCAATTAGTAAGACCGTCTTTATATGCAAATAAAGTACCATCTTTATATCTTACGATGTATTTGAATTCTTCTTTAAGATACTCCAAAAACGCTCTGTCTTTCTTACTGATTACTATCACTGACTTTTCGATGTACTCTGACTCTGCCCATTCTCTTGCTTTTTCTTTGCATTGTTCCGTATCACAAGAATGAAACAAGCATTCTCTACACGGTGTTTCATAACATGATCTAAATTCCCCTGTTTTTCTGACAATAGCAATTCTATTACCATCACAAGCAAGCTCCACAATCTCTTTTGCATACTTCTCTTTATTTTTCATCTACTCCACCTCGCTTAACAATTTCAATGGCTTTGCTCAAACGTTCTGCTGTGTACCAATCTTCTCCACTATCTGATGTTTTCTCTTCTAACAGCTCATTCAACTGTTCAATGACTTTCTCCACATCAAACGCTGTTTTGCAATTCCTTAATGTTCGGATTTCAACTCTACAGTTAGTTCTGTTATTTTGTAATTCTTGAATTTTTGCATCTATATCATATAGTGTGCTTTCTTCAAATTTTCTCGCTTGCCATCCCACTATTGCTTTTGTCAATTTCATTATCTCTTCTTCAATTCTTGCGATTTCTGCATTCACATCAATTAGTCTCATCGATCTCGCTCCTCGTCAAGTGTTCCGTAATAGATCCAATATATCGAATCAAAGCTTACAAATATATCATTTCCATCAAATCTAATATATTTAGGTTTCTCCCCAAAATGAACTTTCATCAATCTCACTCCTTATACGGTTTCGGAAGTGGCAACCAGGCAACCACCTTATACATCATCGTTCCTGCGCTCCCATTCTTGTATCTATCCCACCCAAGAAAACCATGTTTGATATCATTCCAATGGCCTCCATCTGGAAATACTAGATAGTTTGCAATGCTCATCAGTGTTTCCGGTATTCCTTCAGTTTTTTTCAGAGTTACCAGACAGTTTTTTTCGTCTTTCGGCAACCTCTCACTCACTGGAATCCACTTCTGCCTTTGTAGTGCAATAGCAATTTTCACAAGTTCAATAGCGTCAAGCCATTCTCCACATTTTTCTTTTTCCTCAAACTCAGCTAACTTCTCCATAGCTTCTGACAGTTTGTTCTTGTCTTTAATTACTGCTTTTCCAGCATGATATTCTGTATATCGCATTTACTCTATCTCCTCTTCTTTCGGAAACTGGAACACTTTCGGCAATACCCAGTAATTAGGCTGAACATAGCAACCATTTACAGTGTCATAGCCACCATCAAGCTCCATTCTTGAAAGATACTTTTCTCTGCACATTTCCATAGCCTTCATTGCTTTTTCTTTGGTGGAATATTTCGCCATTGTAATAAAATCGTTATTTCCCAAGTCATTTAACGAATACGCAATTACTTTTCCATCGAGAAAAACACGAATCGTTGTTTCCTTGTAAGGCAAATCAAATCCTCCATTCTGACTAATGATTCTCATAACTAACTCCTCCTTTCGTATTCCATGCGCAAATGTCGCAATCCTCAGGACATACATTTGCATTTATTGCTCTTTTGCACATCTCCATTTTCAATTTTCTATCATCCTCAATATCCTTGATAAAACCTAGTTTCCTCAGGATTTTGTGAATTAGTGATTCTTTTCGCACTTTATTTCCTTCTTCCTCTGTGATACTTCACTTTATTGTTTTTGATTGCATCCCATACAATCCTTTTAAATTCTTCATCTGTAATCGCTATTACTTTCCCATGTTCCAATCTTCTTTCTTCAACAAGATACAAATTGCTGCTCACCTTGTCCAAATCAAGTATTGCGATATCTTCAGGATGCATAAACAAAATGTGTTTATTTGACAACTCTATTTTTATCCTGGCTTCTTCAAGCGCTCTTATAAAGTCTTTATCATTCATCTTTGCTTTCCTTTTCAACCAACAGTTATGACCGCCGGATTTACAACGCCGTCACCGTTATATCCACATTCCTTGTTGTGCCATTTTCTTAGACATTCTCCGTATTCCCAGCATTGAGAAAGAATACCGACAGCTACTCCATACATAAATCCTGTGATTCCCTCTTCATCCGCTTCATAGCTCAGCTGCTTTGCATTATCAACAATAACTTTCATTTCATCATCTTCTGATGCTTCTATCTTTTCTTCCATCATTCCAGCCCATCTTTCAGCATATGTAAAACACGCTCTACCGTATGGATCACTGTTTTTTTCATACCAGTCTTTATATTCCTGTTCTTTACCTTTTACAATTTTCATCTTCATTCTCCTTTACATAATCCGGACATTCTACCGCATATTCGTAGCTGTCTATATCATCGCACTGAATATTGCATTGGTCTTTTATCTGACATTCCAGACAACACGCATTCTGTCCATACAAGCAATAATTCTTGCATCCCATTTACTGTTCCTCTTTCCATTTCTTCTCGCTGAATTTATCCGGTTCCATATATGTATTTCCATCACACTCAACAACTCCACGTCCGTATCTGTAAGCACATGACCTACAGAGCGGTCGGAATGCAACAAGTCCTTTATCTTTTCCTTTGGTGATACGGAATGTTGCTGTGTATGGCATAATCTTGATTCCTGGAACATGAGATTTCATATCACGTCCACAACACCAACATTTCTTGTTCATTCCTGTCAGTTCATAGAAATCTTTTGTATAGTCATGCATAAGTCCACCATACCGAAAAGGCTTATCTCTTAGCGTATTCTTTCCTTTCATGCGATTTCTCCTTTTCTTCATCAATCCTCGCAATTCATTACAATTGTAATTACTTTTACAAGCACTTTCTGAATCTGGTCGTAGATGTGGTGGTCATCACTTCCGAAATGAGAATCCAGTCTTGCATCTTCTCTTCCTCTGTCATAGCAATCTTCCATAAACTCAAAGCAGTAAATATCATCTTCCTCAATGATTTCTCCGTTTTCTCTCCACTCATAAAGAATACGTCCTTCAATCATTTCGTTTACGATATCGTCAGAACACTTTCCGCCGTTCAGATACTTGATGCAGCAATCAATATATCCTAACTTGTCACAATATCTATATTCTTTTGCAGTTCCTTCCGTATATCCTTTGAATGACTCTTTTATCTGTTCCTCAAAATCAACTGGAAGATTGAAAATATCTACTTCAATACCTCTCGGCAATTTAACCATATAACTTCTCATAATTCGTTCCTTTCTCCTTAAAAAAGCGTAAAAAAATACCAACCACCGAATATTGATGGTTGGTAGGAAATTATGAAAAATATTGTTCTGCCTTTTCCATGTGTTCATTTATTTTTTCTAATGGATAATCAATCTCATAATAATGTGCTTTTGAGTATTCAAAGTATTTTTTTATGGCACTTTTAACCGACTTACCTTTTGACGGTGAAAACCACTTGTACCAACGATGCGCAAATTCTTTACTCGCAATCCGTACTGACTCGTCACAGTAAATTCCAAACGGAGGTGCCATTTTTTCTCCCTTGCTCGCTTGAATCATTGGTAAACCTAATAAAATATTATCTACATAATCTTGATCCTTTGTAAAAGATGCAGAGCATGAACGTGGTATATCTTTTCCGTGAATCACTGGTCCGTATGCAATCGCTCCCTTGATTAAAAATTTATGGTAATCTACGTTTTCATTTATAAGTACATCACTTAGTGAATAAAACAACTTGTTAATAAACTTCTTCATTGCATCTTCACTTTCAGAAACTATATAAGCTCCATCCATCATAGGATATACTGATATACTCGCCGTTTTTGCTTCAATAATTGCTGCATGCAATTTACAAATAAAAATCGAGCTGGTTCTCACCGAACTTCCCATGCAACTTTTTGTTCCCATGATATCTACCCATAGTACATATTCATTTTTCATATCTGGGAAATCTGCATCATTAAAATATATGTTTGCCATTGGCATTTCCTCCCTGTATATTTCTATACAGAAATTATACCATCCCAACCATCAATATTCAATTGTCAAGGTGCTTTCATGATTTTTCTCCACGTTTACAAATATCTAAAGCACAATGCATACATCTTTTGCTCCCAGTCGCACCGAGATAAAAGCTCGTCAAAATCCTTTTCCGGCATGAACTTTATCCCGTAATGCAATCTGGATATGAATTTATATAATTCTTCAAACATTGCTACTCCTTGTATTTCTTCAAAATCTCTGTAATTGCTTTCATGTGTCTAGCTACTTCCGGAAGATCTTCATCACTGATTTTCCCAATGCGATCTTTTCTTTTCGATTCAGTTAACTCAAATATTCCGTCCTGAATATCTCTAAATGTCTTAGCAAGAAAAGTTTCTCTCGCAGCTTCACTATCACACTCATAAAATACTTCTCTTTTGTCATGTTCTCCAAACTTATCCGTAAAGAATTTGGTTCGCTTTAGAGTGATTCTTGTAATTTGTGCCGGAAAAATCAGTTTATGCCGGAATGATAAACCCCATCCGTAGCTTACTTCTCTTGCAATCCCGACCCAATCTCCAACTTTCAATGTGTCTTTGTCTATCTCTTTTAATTCAATTCTCATTTTTTCTCACCTATGCAAATCTCAATTGTTCCTGTGTATCGTTAATTCATTTCGCTTTCAAGAAAGTCTTCAATGCTCATCTGTCCTTTAATGTGTCCTACACCAGACTTTTCCTCTTCCATCCTTTGCTTCTTATACTCGTTGTATTTCTTTCTGTACTCATAGCTTTTACCGAAAATGTTCCATGCTGCTTTAACGACATTCGGCTCATAAGGTCTTATTTTCTCCAAATCATCTACAGCTTTGTATGATATAGGGCAACCACAACATCCTGTTCTTGTCAGTCCGTATACCTCATAAGCATCGGAATACTTGATTCCGTAGTAGTTTTTGTACCATTCCTTATCCTTGTCTGATACATAGTAGAGCGGTCTTAAACGATACTGTCCGCTTGCAGTCTCGGTGAAGCACAATGCTGTGTTATCTTTTCTAGGAACTGATCTCATTCCACCCTCATCTCTTCGCTCTCCAGTTATTACCATGTCGTATGATTTCTGAACTTTATGGGCAATCTGCTTTTTGCAGTAGTCACAACATTTCGCACTTATCATAAAATCCGGTGGGCATTCCTCAATGAAATCACGCATGTATTTTGATGAATTAATTACCAGCTGAATGTTCGGTCTTGGTTCTCCTTTAGAATTACAGCAACAAAGAAAGTTGATTAAGCTCTCACACTTCGGATATCTTTCTTTCAGCTCTTTTCTCTTTGCTTCTTTATCCTCTGCCTGGTCATACTCTTGAGCAATAGACAGCGGAACTCCTTTTTTCTGCCAATCAGATAATCCTCCAGACATAATCTTTGATACGAACGGAATTCCATATTTTCTTGTGGATTGCACGATGTTGATTTTCGGTCTTACTTCTTCAATCTCGACACCATATTTCTCAGCAACATATTTCACATGGTCTTTCGTTGCTTTCATCTCCAATCCAGTGTTGAAAAACACATATTTGATTGGTGGAAGTTCAAATATCCGTCTCGTCCTTTCAATCAGGTCAATCATAATGTCACTATCAGCACCGCCAGAGTAGGAACAAATAGCATTAGGATGTTCCCTCAATCTTTTTGCGATAATACTCTTAATTGCTTCAAATTTCGCCGGAGAATCAAAGTCTGCATAATCCGGTCTATCTGTGTATACTTTACTTACTCCTGTTTTCATCTTCTCGAAAGGAGCCGATATATCTTTGCCCGGCCGGAGCTCCAACTCCTTTCTGTAATTTAATGTTATTTATAGCAAAGCGTATCAACCAACTCTGCTACAAGATCTACACACTGTTCACTTATGCTATCTCGCTGCGTCACATCTTCTGCACAATTAATATCGTTTGCATCGATAAATTCATGCAGTTTGCAAAGTATCTGTTCTTCTCTTACCGTCATCATCACTTCACCTCGTTTACCAACTGTTTGACTCTCGGTTCGTAAGGTTTTGGAAGCTTCATCCATGCTGTTACTTTTCCGTCAATTTCGAAATATCTGGCATCACGACAGTTATCGCACACTTCATACCATCCTTCTGGAATCCAAAAATCATCTTCCTCTTCGATGTATTCCCAATTATCCGGTATTCCGTCTTCCGTGCACCATCCAGAGTCTTCGGAAGTTACATGGTGGTATGGTATATATATTGCTTTCAAGACTGTACTGCATCGTCCTTTTTTCACAGTCACAAGCACTTCGTCAGAGTACTGTCTTTCCTTGCATTTAGGCACTGTATTTTTATTCCATTGTCCCATAACTCTATTACACCTCATTCGCAAGCTGAAATCCCATTCTCGCCACATTCCTAAGATTCTCTCTAATCAGTGTCTTGTTCGGACTTCTGTGCGTATCAAGGAACTTCCACAGCTTTAACTGTTCAGTTGGTTGATTTGCAATGTAATCAGCCGTGTACTCATATTCAGCTTTTGCGACTTTCAAACACTGAATCATGTAATCTATCTTTTCTCCTGTGTTCATGGCTACTCCTTTACTACGCATCTGCGCTCGCTGATTGCATAATATTTTCCATCATGCTCTGAACAGTATTTCTTAAGGATTTCTGCCTTTTTCGCATCTATTGATTTGAAATCAGTTCCAACCTTTTCTTCGTGTTTCAAGGTATGAGTATCAGCTTCGATAATCAGCACACACCACGTAAACTCCGTCTCAGCCTCTTTCTTCTCATGCTCTTTTTTCTGCTGTTTGAGGATTTCAAGTACTTTGTCAGGATATTCTTTCCTGAAAGTTCTGCAATCAAAAACACCTTTTTCTTTACTGATTGGACATTTTCCACAAGGCACACTACACATCTCAGCTAGAATTTTGATTGCTTCTTCCGCTGTCAGTTCTTCCTCGACTAATCCTTCAAGCATTCCGTCTGTCCACTTATAGTCATCTTCTACAACTTCGTAGTAATCATCATGCACGGATGTAATCGTTACGATCTTTTTCTTTAACATTTCATCAACTGCATATAAACCACCATACAGCACCATATTTTTTAAATCACTCCTGACTTTTACCTTGTCTCCAACTTTGTATTTCATTTCGTGCCTCTCTTTCTCAGTTTTTCTGACAGATTCTTTCTCTTCTGTTTCTTCTGTTTCTTCTCTTTCCATCGTCTCAGGTACTCAAGTTGAGCCTGATCCTCTTTCTCTTGTCTGTTCATGGTCTTTATCCCTTGTACAGATTCGGAATCGGCATCCATGCTGTAACTCTGTACAGTGAGCATCCACCGTGTCCGTTTGAGTATTTATCCCACTCTAGATATCCATACTGTCTGTCAAGCCAGTGCTTTTCTGTGTCCTCGTCAAATACTTGGATGTAGCATCCGATGCTGTAAGCTCTGTATCCGGATCCGCTCTTTGCCTCAAGTGTGAGTAATACATCTCTTTCGTATTCCGGAAGTCTTTCCGTCACTGGTATCCATCCACGCTCACTGTCAGCATCGTCAATCTTGCACATGCTCTCGACATACTTTCTGACAGTCTCTGTTGTGAGCAGAATCCCTTCATCCTTGCGATCAGGGTTCAGCTCATCCGCTCTTTCTCCCTTTAGTTCTTCCTCAGCTTCATTCAGCCATGAAAGAAACTCTTCTGCATCAATCGTTTTCCCCATCTCTTCTCCTTTCGCTTTTCGCAACATATTCTCCGTAGCTCATGCCATGCTGCTTTGCTTCAGCTGCGACTCTTACTAATTCGCTTCGGTACTTCGGTTCTTTTGCGCCTTTTACTTTCTTCGGTTTGGCTTGCTTTCGTTTCATTGCCAGTTCCTTTTTCTGTTCAGGACTCAAGGCTCTGTATCTTGCCTTTCCTCTCTCGCAACACTGTCTTCGGCTTCTTTCTTCTCCGCGAGCCTTGCTACAACACTTCTTCCGGTTGCCGACTATCTCAAATTCTTTTCCACAGACTGAGCATACCGCCCAGCCTTTATTTGCTTCTGCCATTCTTAATCACCTTCCTAGCAACTTACTTTCCAGATCATCCATGTCATAATGCCGTCTCTCAAAGTTGTTATTGTTCTTCGTTAGTTTCTTATCGTGCCGTTCATCATACTTTCCTTCAAGCACCTTCACAAAGTTGTTCGGATTGATGAACCAATCAAAGTTCAGTGAGAACCTTGTATCTGTCTTTCCCTGAAGGAAGTCACTCTGTTTGACCTTATCAACAGCTTGTATCACTTTCTTTTCTCCGAATTGCTCAAGTAAGGCAATCAGTGAAGTACATCTCTTAGAGCCTTGATTGATCCGGTAAATCATTTTGATACCGTAAGGCTCTAGCTGATTCCATGCATCGATGATGGATTGAATGCTATGCTGCTTTATAGATACGTTAGTATCTATATATTCTTTCCTTCTTTCCTTCTTTCTTTCTTGTTTGTGTTCCTTTGCTGTTCCTGTGCTGTCCCTACGCTGTTCCTTTGCTGTTCCTTTGCTGTCCCTACGCTGTTCCTTTGCTGTTCCTTTGCTGTTCTTTTGCTGTTCCTTTTCTAAGTCGCAATCTTGATAAAACCCATAATTTACAATGGTTATAGCTGTTCTTTTGTTGTTCGCATTTCGTTCTATCATCTTTTGACTTTCTAAGAAGTTTAAAAAGAGTTTGACTTTCTTTCTTCCCCACCCCCAACGCTCCATTAATTTGAGTTCAGAAGTGATAAGTGAACCTCTTTCGACCAGTTCTGTACAGTTTCCTAACAGTGCATTTTTATCTCTATGATTCGCCAGTAGAAGCAAGTCAATCCATGCTTGACCTTTAGTAAAAGGTTTGTCACTCCACAGCTCATTGTCTAGCAGATCTCTGTGAATCTTTACCCATCCTTGCATTTCGTTCCACACTTCCTGTACATTTCTATAAAGTTTTCAAACGGCAAGGTAACTAACCACGGCTTATGATTCTTCCTATGCATCACAGTAGGTATTTCACCCTCTCTGGCATTGTTTACGGACTGCTCCATAGCGGTATCAATATTAAGTTTCTCTACTCTCTTACACTCGATATGGATGCCAGGAAGACCAACTACATCTGCATCTCCATTGGATCCGCAGAACTGCTGTCCTCTTCGGCAATCATATCCATGTGCTTTAAGCAGATTTGCTAACTCTCTTTCTCCCTCTTTCCCTTTTCGGTTTGAGTTCATCTGTGTCTACCTCCATGTTGCAATTCTTGGCTGTTCGCCTTGCTGTTTTTAGTGCCCAGCCGATACTCTTCAGCCGGCTTTCTTCTTGTCTGATGTACTTCATCAGCATCATTCTCTCTTCTAAGATGTTCATGTCTGGAACGAAGTACCCTCTTCCATCTTGCATGTTGAGAATTGGTATATCTCGTCTTGCATAATGGATCATGTCTCTAATTGTTCTATCGTCTATACCGGTCAGATCAGACAGCTCAGCTCTTGTAATTGCTCTGTCATGTCCGGTTCTGATGTAATCTAATATGTCAATATCGTAAGTCTGCATTGTTCTCCTTTCTCTCCCCGGACAAGCCGAGGAGACGAATCATCATGGCTTTTGAAAAGGATTGTGACATGCTGTTCAGTCAGCCATTAGGAGTTTATATATCAACCTTATCCGCTAGGTTAATACCAGTTATAGCCAAGACTTTCCGAATACCTCTCTGAACTCTTCTCTGCTGCCTATATGCTCTTCGAAATATCGTTGAGCCATCTGCTTAAGCTCCAAGTCCAAACCGTGATTCGGATTGTCATGTACACTCCCCTTTTGGAATTCATGGAGATGCGGAGCAAGGGGAATCACAAATCCGTATCTCTCAGATATCTTTCTTCTGCTGCCACAAAAGATATGGTGTATGTGTGGATAAGGATATCCAGTGAAGTAGCAGTGGTCCATATCATCGGTGAACACACTTTTCAATCGTTTAGCCAATATCCACGCCATACCTTTCTTTCAGTAATCTCTTTTCATCCGGTGTGGCAATCTCTGATGCTGAAAGTCCTGCTTCTTTGCAACTTGTAATAAGTCCATCAATGAGCCTTGCCATCTCTGATGTATCGTAGGTACTTGAACCTCTCAACAACTTGTACGTTCTGTACATGATACCGTCCAAGCCTTGCCTTACTTGTGATGTTGGCATCAGATGATATTCTGTTGCTTGCATCACTTTCTTTTCCGCATCTTCCGTATCCGGTACTGTCATGTATATCGGCTTTCCTTCAATGATCTCCGGCTCTCCGTAGTGAATCAGCATCAAGTTATGCATTTCTGCATTAGATGTGTTCATTACCTTTGCAAGCTTGGTGAGTAGTACCCAGTAGTAAGCATTAGCATCAAGACTTCTTTTCTTCCTGTATGGCTTTATTTCAAGGCTTAAAACCTCTTTGCCTTTCAATTCCTCGTAAGTCTCAAGAAAGTCCTCATTTGGCTCAAATAGAATGGTCAGCCTCCGTGTAGCAAAGTCAATAATTGGCTCTTTTAACTTTCCGGTGAACTTCATTTATACACTACAACTCTCCTTCAACTCTTTTACGTGATCAAAAGCATTCTTATACTGGTTAATCGTCAGCGCTTCTATTTTCTGCACTTTATACAATACAAGTACTTTACTTTCATCAATTCCATTTTCAGTAAACAAACTCCGAAGAGAATTAATATGATTTTGATTAATCTTTATATTGCTGCTTGTACTCTTCCCATCTTTCTGATCAGACTTGTCTTGATTCTTCTGCTTTTCATATTCATCAGAATCAGGATCTTTCACATCATCCAAAAGAAACAAACCATTCAATGCGTATTTTCTTGCATAGCTGGATACTGATCCAGTAATCTGCGCTTCATCCATTCCTTTCTTTTCCTCTGATTCTCTCGCATAAGCAGTTACAGAAATCTCCTCATCTGATTCGCAATCAACCAAAGTTGCTGTGGCTTTTATATACACCTTCCCAACAACTTCCACAATTTCGTCTTTTAGCGTCAGAAAGACCTTTAAATCCTTTTCATATTTCTTAAATTCAGCAAGAATCGTCTCCGCATTTCGATAATAGAATTTACCAAATTTGTTATATTGATCTTTGGGGACTTTCATATCCTGCTGCAGTTTGGATAACTTTTCTCCAATCTCCATCAAACATCCTTCCTTTCGAAGTAAACACCAAAGCTTGTCATTGCCTGTTCGATATCTTTAAGTTCCTCTTCTGTAGCAACAACGGTGTAAATTACCTTCTTAGACTCTTCGCTGCTCAAGAATCTTGCCTGTTCCTCATCTACTTCTTTCAGCTTTTCAACAGTCTCTTTCTCCGCTTTTCTCTTGATTTCCTCTTCTTCGAGAATTCTTCTACGTTCTTCAAGACGGATGCGTTCTCTTTCAGCTTCCAATTCTCTTTCTCTTCTGGCAGCTTCTTCTGCTTCTTTTCTCTTAAGGATCTCTGCTTTCTGAATTTCGTAATCACTAAGATACTTAATTGCTGATGCCAGATTGTTGTTTTCCATATAGATGTTGAGAGCAGTTTCTTCTTTTTCTGATCTCATGGCTTTGATTGCAGTGATATCAGCGTTTGTGATTGCAACTTTGCCAGCAAGTTCTTCTCTAATGTCTTTCATTTTTGTGCCGGCATTCGTCCACTTCTTTCCGTAGATACGCTCCAATGGAATGTAATCCTGTAATTCGCCTGGCACAATTTCTTCATAAGCAAGCAGGATCTCTTCTTTACGTTCATTGATGCGCTTCTCTTCGAACTCTTTTACCTTGTAATCAATCAGTGTGATTGGCTCATCAATCAATGTGATAAGTTCCTTTACCTTAGCTTCGAACTCATCATAAGGCTTCATATATTCTTTCTTTACTTCAATTCTTCTTTCGTTTACTGCTGCCTTTTTCTTTCTCAGCTCTGCGAGGTCTTTCTTCGCATCCTTTTTTGTATCTTCCGTAAACTCTTTACTTTTATATTTCTCAAGTTCCTGTGATACCTGGTTCTTAAATTCATCAAAGTTAGCTGTGATTTCTCCAATACTCTGTACCACATTAAATTTCAGTTCGTTCATCTTTCATTTCCTCCGCATTGTAATTATCCGCAAGTCTCTTGTGCATCTTGTGCTGTGTGATTCCTAATTCATCAAAGGACAGTTCCTCATGATCCCAAACTGAAGGTTCTTCGCGCTTAACCGGAAGTCCGATAATTGCTTTCACTGTGTCCAGCTTGATATATCCGTTTTCTTCATTGCTGATGTAAGCTTTGAGCGTTTCCATTCGTGCATCCGCTTTGCACAGCTCTTCAAATTTAGAAACACCTACTTCTACTGTTTTTTCTAATAACATTGCTTTCTCCTTTCACAGTGGCAGTTCTTGTACTAATTGCAGAACAAGTGTGCTAATTGCAAGAAGTTTTTCGTCAACGTCTCTATCTCCATGCACGTACCGTTCTACGTTTGCGAAAATGTATGCTGATGCTTTCATAATCAAATCTTCGTCTTTGACACCATACATGTCACAAAACTCTGATGCAAATATTGGAATGATTGCGTTCAGCTTATCCAAAGTTATGGTAAAATTATCTTTTTTTCATTGCTTTCTCCTTTTTAAATTGCTATTATTAAGTTGGTTAATTACCTAAGCGCCTAAAGATTTGCCGTCTTTCCCGGGCGCTTATTTTAATATCCGAAGATAACCCATGTTGCGATACTTAAGAAGATTACCAATCCCATCGCAACTACGGTCTTAACAGCAGACTTTTTTTCTTCTCTGTCATCATGCTCAATTCTTCTTGGCTGTCTCTTGGTATTAACTATCTGGATTGCTCTTCTTTGGATGTCGATCATATCGATCTGATTCATTTTTCTCACCTTCTCTCTTGTAAGATATACACGGATAACCTCTGCTTCTCTCTATGCAGTGTTTTCTTTTTCTACAATTGCGACAGTTCATGTTCTTCTCTGCCTTCCATTTTTCTTACTAACACCATTGCTTCTACCGGATCATATTCAGGCACATACTTTTTCGTAGCACCTTCAAGATGTTTGAAGAACCGGTTGTAATCTGCGTAGACCGCTTTGTCGATGTATCTGTCAATGATCGCATCTTTTGGATACCGACCTAGCTTGATCTGATTCATGATTCCGTATTTCCGATTCTTAACAGTTCCCATTGATTGACCGTAAGCTTCTTTAAAATAAGATGTCTTTGCGTATCTGTTCACTGGCTTTCGTTCTTCTTTGACAGCTTCAGCAATTAGAGGAAGCAATTCTTGGATACGTTCCAGTTCTGCAACGGCTTGTGCTTTTGTCATCTGCATTTGCCATTTCCTTTCTTACTGCTTCTTTCTTGACTTCTTCTCGGAAATTAGATCATCAACTGTACAGTCCAAAATATCAGATACTTTTTTTATACTTTTTACTGTAGGGCTTACGCTTTTTCCCCATTTGCAAATACTCCCTGTTGATAGTCCTGCTTTTTCTTCAAGCTTATTGATAGAGATTCCACGCTTTTTTGCCATTTTGCAAATATTTTCGTAAATCAAATTTTCACCTCCAATATTATTTTTCGCAAGTTCTGAAAATATCGCCAAATTCTATTGACTATCTTCTGAAAATATCCTATAATTCGAATTACCACAAACAAATAAATAGCACATTGACATTCCGATTTATTTTTGCGATTTTTTCAGAACTTATAATTTTATTATACGCGATATATTCAGAATGTCAAGAGGTTTTTGCGATTTTTTCAGAAAGGGATATAAAACTATGAAAGAACGTATTAAAAGCTTGTGTAAGTCACATGGCATATCAATGAACAAGCTAGAAGAAACTCTTGGTTTTGGGAAGGGATATATTAGTAAACTGGGAAGCAGTACACCTAATGCTGCTAAGATAAAACAGATTGCTGATTACTTTAATGTAACGGTCGACTATCTGATGACTGGCGAAGAAAAGAAAGAGGATCCTTATGCAATTACTTCCAAAGACGAAAGAGACATTGCAAAGGATTTAGAGAATCTCCGTGGAAAATTAATGAATGGTGCAGATGGTCCGCTCTCTTACGAGGGTGAACCTATTCCGGAAGAAGACACAGAACTGCTTCTTGGACAGATCGAATTAATGATGCGCCGGTTGAAACCTATCAATAAGGAAAAATACAATCCTAACAAGAACAAGAAGTAGGTGTTGCAATTGAAAGCACATGATGTTAAGCACTTAGTTGCTTATTACGTCAAAAAATATGATACTAGAAACCCTTTTAGTCTTGCAGAATATCTGAATGTTGAAGTTCAAACCGGTCCGCTTGGATCACGTGCTGGATGCTATATGTTCCTCAAGAACCACAAGTGCATCTTCCTTAACGAAGATTTAGAGGAACATGAAAGAACTCTTGTCATGGCTCACGAACTTGCTCATTCAATTATGCACCGAAAGGAAAATTGTTATTTCATTAGAAATAAGACTCTTCTGCTGACTTCCAAGATGGAAATTGAAGCGAATACTTTTGCAGCAGAACTGTTGATACCAGATGAACTGATCTATGAGAATCCTGGAATGCCCAGAGAACAAATAGCGCGCTTGTCTGGATATAATGAAATGATTATGAAATTCAAAGAACTGTAATTGCGAGGTTATTATATGAGACCTAGCCAATATCATTACATAAAAAGAATGCTCGCACACGGAATGTATAACCGTAAGCGAGCAAAAATAGCTGCTAAAAACAGAAAGAAACAGTTAAAGATGCTTCATAAAGAAGAAAAGAGACAGAGGAAGATGGCTCGTAAAGCATGGAAAAAGGCACAGAAGAAGTTATTCATAAAAATGAATCCAGTCCCTAAAGTTATACGCACTTCTCGCTTCTATAGGAATATAACTATTGCTATTTTCTTTGGATGGTTTATTCTTTGGTTCTATGTGATATGCATACCTACAAGACCATCTGACAGTTTTCTTGATTCGCTATTTCTTCTTTCTGGGTGGGTTATGCTTATTCCATACCCACTGATTCGATATCTGACAAAGAAGAAAAAAGAGACAGTAAAACAGGACATGATGAACTGTCCTTTCTGCGGATCCGTGATAGCAAGCAGTTGTAAATTTTGCACAGCTTGCGGTTCTTCATTGATTCCGCAGCAACCCAAAATTGATCCAATGCCAAAAGAACAAAGAAAGGAAAAGATTTGTTCAGCTTGTGGTTCTGTAATAGATATTAATTCTAAGTTCTGTCCATGTTGCGGATATAAGATTGTGAAAAAGGAAACAGCTGTTCCTACTGATATGAAATTCACATCGGACCATGTTGCTAATAGAAAAGTGATATATAGTCCTCCCAAATTTGAAATAGAAGATACTCAACCAGTAACTAGCAAGCCTGTAGCAGAGATTATAGAAGAGCCGATACAAGATATCATCAAGGATGAAGAAGCTAAATCAACCAGCTTATCTAAAGAAGAAAGAGGCGCGCTGATTCAATTCTACAAGGAACAATATAAACAGGAAAAGACATTAGAACAAAAAGCTAGGATGGATGAAAGTGATCGTCTTCGCAGAATTAAGAGTCAGAATTATAAACTCAAAAAGGAAGATGACAAGGAAAATCGTGACCAATATGATGAATTAACAAAATAAGGATATAACTCCCGGAAGGGATTTATATAAAGCGTGTGGTGCACTTAAAAGGACAGGCTCGTAAAAGAAAGGAAAAGCTTATGAAAAAGAAAATTGTAGCGATCCTGCTAACATTGTCTATGATTGGATGCACGTTGTGTGGATGTACTTCCAGTGAACAGACGGATCAATTATCGATGGAGGATATCGATAAGCGAATCGAACAGGCTATTGCTGATAACAATGAAACATTTCAGTCTGAACTGCTTAAAAAGGTTGATGAGCAGATTCAAACAAAATTTGGAGAAATCGATAAACTGACAGATGCAGAGAAAGAAGAACTGTTTAATTCAATTATGGCATCCGTAAAAGAAGAGTTAAAGAATAACAAGAGTACTGAGACAGTAAAGACAGAAGTTGTTCGTCAGCCAATAACAGAAAAGAAATACTATAATACATATACTACTGTAGTAGCTCCGGAGCAGAAACCGTCAGAGGAAACAAAACCATCTAACGAGCAGAAGCCATCCGAAAGTAAGCCTGAAGAATATCCTAAGATTGAAGATGGAACTATTATTGCTGTTGCCAATGATCTTCCGTATACATTCACTTATGATAAAAACCTCAGTTTTACTGTGACAAATATCTCGGTTAAGGCATATAATCACGAAAGCGAGCCGTATCAAGAGATTGAATATCCGTACGAATTAAGAGTGGAAATAAGTGGAACGTATGATTCTAGTGACGAGATTGAGATTCATAAAACGATATTCGGATATGTAGTATTGGATCCACATGGATCATCGTTTAAAATGAACGAAGGTTATAGAGATAGCGAAAATCATACATTCTCTTCATCTACTACTATTCCGGTGAGAATGTTACCTGACAGTGTTACATTCGTAGGGAATGAAAGTTAGGAGGGGATTGTTATGAATATAAAAGAATACACTTATGATAATAAGCTTTCTTCGTTATCTGATACAGAATTAAAAACTTATGGGAAAGAACTACTGGCAAGACAATATGCCGGTGAAGAACTTACAGATGAACTGTATACAGAATTAAGAGATGTGTGTAGTGAATTTGTAAACAGAGAAAATTAGATAAAAAAACCGCTCCTCTGGTAAAGGAACGGTTGACGCACCAAACTCCGAAGAGCGGTGCAGATTATATGAAGCAATAATATTGTATCATCTTCGGGGCAGTCATACAAGCAGAACTGTTGTTCTGTTGTGGGGCTGTTATTTTTGTACTTAAATATAGAAAGGAAGATGATTATGTGGGTCGAAGAAAGAAAATCAGGATTTAAATTTATTGAACGCTACACAGATCCAATGACTGGAAAAGTTAAACGAGTCTCAATTTCCATGCCAAAAAATACTGCAAAGAATCGCAAGTTGGCAGCTGCTACACTCCAAGAGCGCATTGATCAGGAACTAAAGACAGCATCAACACAGAAAAAAGACCTTACCTTAAAGGAACTCACGGAGCTATACAATGCTGAACAGCTGAGGACAGTTAAGCAGTCTACGTACAACAGGAATTGTGGAGCGTGTAAGTCTATTGCAAAGATTCTCGGACCATCTACCATTGTATCGAAGTTAAATGCAGGATATATCAGAGAACGATTTCTCGCTACTGGCAGAACTCCTGGAACACTCAACGAATGGATGGTGAGGCTCAAGGCTCTGCTAAGATGGGGATACCGTAATGATTACATTGAAGATATCTCCTATCTCGACAAGATTGAACGGTTTAAAGATGTTTCTCACCGTAAGAAGATTGAAGACAAATTTCTTGAGTCCAGCGAAGTGGAATTGTTGCTTGATGAGATGAAAGTAGAAAAATGGAAAGTGCTAACAGAATTCCTCGTCCTGTCTGGTCTCCGATTCGGCGAAGCTGCTGCGCTTGAGAAATCAGATGTTGATTTGAGAAAGCGTGTGATCCATGTCACGAAAACCTATGATGTCAACAATGACATCGTAACAACCCCAAAGACGGACTTTTCTATCCGAGACGTATATATTCAAGACGAACTGGCAAAAGTCTGTAGAAAGGCACTGAGAATGGCTCAGAACGACAATGTGATACAGTTTAGTAACCTATTGTTCACTGGTACAGTTCGTGAGCACATTGACCACTTCGCTTACAACAAATACCTCAAGGAAAATTCCATGAAAGCTATCGGTAGAAGCATCACACCACACACGCTAAGACATACACACGCAAGTCTGCTTATGGAACAGGGAATTGATATCGACAGCATCTCAAAAAGACTTGGACATAATGACAGTAAGGTCACAAGAGAAATTTATTTACACGTTACGCAGAAGTTGGAAAGCAAACGAAATGAGCAGTTGAAAGAATTGAAAATTTTATAGTCTGCCCCCTTTTTGCCCCCTTTTGGAATTTTCGCAAAAGAAAAACCCCGGAAGCACCGCATTTACGGGCGTTTCCGGGGAAAGGTTCAAAGCTGTCTAGGGGACTTGAACCCCCGACCTCCGCCTTACCAAGGCGACG